CGCGATACCAGACTTCGCTAATGGCTGATGTAGAATTCAATCACCTTGGTCGGCGTGGCAGGATTCGAACCTGCGATCCTCTGGTCCCAAACCAGATGCTCTAACCAGACTGAGCCACACGCCGGTATTAAAAGGAAATTACAAACCCAAAATACGTCGCTCTACCCCTGAGCTACACCGGTGTTTTTATATTGGCACCGGCGACGAGGATTCGAACCTCGCATCCTACGGCTTAACAGGCAATATAGAAGGATGGATATTGTATAGCCTTTTAAATGGTCCGCCCGGCAGGATTCGAACCTGCGACCCACTGATTAAAAGTCAGTTGCTGCTACCAGACTGAGCTACGAGCGGATTTAAATGACCCGGTATTCTACTTTATTACTATTGACGTTAATGCCGCCAAGGTGTTCGTTACGCACCATCTCCGGGTTATCTGGTGGGACCTCTCGGTATCGAACCGAGTTCTACCGGGCTTCAACCGGTCGCATTGACCTCAATTGCTTAGGACCCATTAAACCGACATGAATTTGGACTTTTACCACTAATAATAAACCATGCTCCTGCCTAACATGGATCAGTGTTCTCGTAAGTGATATCTTGTCTTACGATATTTGGTACGCCGTCTTGGATTCGAGCCAAGGTAATCCCGGGTAAGAGCCGGGTGCTTTTCCAACTAAGCTAACGACGTATCTTTAAATTTTAGTTTTAAGACAATCATTTCATCTTCTACTGAAATATTGGAAATGCCAATAAATTCATCACCAACTTTTACTACAACTTCCGAATATTCATATGAATCATCTTCATGACATATAGCCCATAATTCTCGAACTAATTCATCGGTATCCATTTTACTTTCCTAGTTTATCAAGTGTACCTTTAGTGTAACAAATTCGCCAAGTACCATCATTTAATTGATCCAAATAAATGAATTCGTTTCCTGATGAAAGATTAACTTGAGTAATCTTTGTTATTTCAATCTCTTTGTTTAGATCACCTAAACTGAGTTCTCTTTGTATTTGTTTCTTTTTCATATGGTGGAACCTCTCGGTATCGAACCGAGTTCTACCGGGCTTCAACCGGTCGCATTGACCTCAATTGCTTAGGAACCAAATGAGAAGCTTTTCTTCTGTTCACAACCAGACTAACAGAACTAGGCCTGTCTGGCTTCGCCTTATCCACAGCTTCTCTGATAAGGGTTTGCTGGCTCCTATGGGAGGGAACGATCCTCCAACCATTCGGTTAACAGCCGAGCGCTCTGCCAATTGAGCTACATAGGAATCTAAAATTTTAATTATATCTTTTATCCCACTTTTCAATTTTTTCTAAAAGTTCTTCTAAAGTTATATCACATTTATTACTCTTTGATGCATTATCACTTTGTTTCATTAATCTACAATTAGCTGGATGTGAAATAATCTTTGGATCAATTTCATTTTCATATCCATATTTAACAGATATTATATGATCTCGCGATACTCCATTTGGATTATCTCCATGATTCTTTGCTTTATACCAACCATTTTCTCTAATTAAATCAAAATCAAATTCATCTGGATAATCAGCTAAATTAAATTGAAAAATACATCGTTGTCTATAATAATGTAATGTTGTTTTATCAATATGTTTATATCTATTTTTAGCTGCACATGATATAGAACAACATTTTTGATCTTTTCTAAAAGTTTCAAAATTATTTTTACAAAATGGACAAACTTTTGAAAATTTAATAATATCTTCAGATTTCTTTTGAAGATTTTTTCTAATTTTTTCTTTAGTTTCTTTAGAATGTTTTCTTGAATTTGCACAGCTTCTTGAACAAAAATATTTTTCCTTCATTGGAAATTTCTTTTCTCGTTCTTTAACTGTAAACTTTTTGTTACATTTATGACAAATTACTTCAAAATCTTTAAAATCACCAATTCTATTAATTGTCCTGTTTTTAAGACTTTCAGATATATTTTTTCCGCCTTTATCATTATTGGTTGTATTTTTATCACACCACCTAACATGATTAGAAAAAACTCTGCCATCAATATTTTCAAAAATTTGTTTACAATACTTACATTCACGATCCTTTTTCATATTAACTCCTATAAATAGATTTCTTATATCTATTTATAATGGAGCCAATAAAAATCGGACTAAACTACATGGTGGAATGTGCGGGAGTCGAACCCGCATCCCCGCAGTGCAAATGCGGAATAATTGGCCATTATACTAACACCCCACGTTATAGTGAGAATTTTATATCAAATTATCAAAGATCTCTCAGTAACATTATATTTGATTGGTAACATATGGAATGTTACTATTCAGTTTTAATGTTACTGATTGGTGGACCAAAAGGGAGTTGAACCCTTGAAACGATTGCTCCATTTGTCGGTTTACAATCGTAACCTGCCCAGCAGGCCCATTATCCCGGCTTATTTTATTATTTGTCTTCGAGAGAAGAACGGGGTTCACTCGAATATCACGTGAATTCTGGAGCGGCATATCGGATTCGAACCGATACGAAGAGGTTGGAAACCTCACATGCTACCATTGAACATCAATGCCGCAATTTAATTTGGAGCGAATAGCGGGATTTGAACCCGCGACAATTTGATTGGCAACCAAATACTCTACCGAACTGAGTTATATTCGCAAAATTTCTATAAAAGAAAAGGCGATCCGAATTTCTTCGAACCGCCTTGAAATTATTTAACTATTATTTCACAGACACGGTCGAAGAAAGAAGCATCGAGGTTTCGCTGGATTAAATCCAGGTTTCATACCTCGTCTATTATTGATAGTAAACATTCTTTCTTAAACTCCGTTGTTTAATTTAAGTTTATTTATAACTTTTCAATTATTTTTTCGTTGTTATAATATAACCTAAAAACTATAAAAGTATAGTCGCTTTAATAAAAATATTTAAATTTTTATTCACTATCGGTTTCAGACATTAAAAATTGATATAACTCTTTTCTAGCAACTTCAATTAATTTTGGTCTTAATTGGTTATAAAGAAAACCATTATAAGTATCTATCTTATCTCGTTCCTCTTCTGGGGAAGAAGTATTGTAATCGTTTACCACAAGTTCTAAAGTTTCACTCTGAAAATCATCATGACCAGGATTTCCACCAATTAAATTGTCAATCTGGCTTTCAAACTCTCTCATAATTTCTTCAAAATTTTCTTCGCTTACTTTAACACCAAGTGATTCTGTAATAATTAAAGTATCTTCAATACCTTCCATTAGTTTATTATATTTTTGTTTGAATTTAGACATTAATTGTCTCCTTTTTTAAATTCTTTAGATTATTTATAAAATCATTCAAAAAAAAATTTTCCTTTTATAATATAACTTCAAAATAATCAAAGTATAATATCTTTTAATAAAAAAATTTTAGGTTAAACCTTTAATTTTCTTAAGACGTTCAATTTCAGCTTCCATTTCTTTAATCTTACTTTGCATGCTACTAACAGTATTATCAATACAATCTAGATTAACATCAAGTCCACGCTCAATTGCGCTTTGAAGATCTTCAGTTTCAGTTTCAATAGACTCAATTATAATATCAGTATCTGTAGAAGTATAATTTAGAATACCCCAAGTAAGTTTAATACTACCTGTTGAATTTAACATTTTTGAAAAATCAACTTCAGCTTTTGCTTGATCATATGTTCCAGCAAAATTTTCCCAACAATCAGATACAGATTTTTTAGATACTACAAATGCCAAAACATATTTTCGAAGTTCATCATAAGTCTGACCAGACTGTGTAGTTAATTTTAGTAAATATACATTATCTTTTTTAGTTGCATACCATTCATTATCAAGTATACAATCTTCAATAACATCAACTTCCGCACCATAAATAAGATCTTCAACCTTACATCTAAAACGTGCTATCGTAAGCATAGCAATTTCTAAAAGATCATCTGTTTCATTTGTAATTTCACGAAGTTGTTCAGCAGTCATATTTGTATTAACTGGAAGAATAGATTCAGTTGCATATGAAGCTGGTTTATCTTTTAGTAGGGCAATTTTTCTCTCTTTTACATCAAAGACGATATATTTCTCATCACTCATTTCTCTTTTTCCTTAATTATTTAATTGTGATATCGTTTCGAGCAGCGTATTTTCTAGCACATGGAATAGAACAAAATAGTGTTCCATGGAATGTAGATTGTCCATATGTAGTTATTCCAAACATCCATGCAGAAGCTTTGCTACACCAAACGATACCAATGTTATGGTCTCTTGCAAATTTCTTTTGACAAACGTCACAAAATCCTTTCATGGGAAACCTCCGCTTTGTGTTATTTATAACACAGCTTTAACGGAAGTAATCGCCTTTCCTAAGAGGTTCTGACCTGGCCATTTATCTGGATCAACTTGTTGTGCATTAGCTTCATCTAAACCAATTCCCCATACTGCATCGTATGGACTAGCTTCAACAAGAATTCTATCTTCTGTCGCCATTAATGCTTCTTTAGCATCTTCATTCTGAGTAAATTTAAGCATATTAGCAGTAAATACAATTTCGTATTTAACCGCGTCCCATACTTTATCATCAAAATTCTTTACTTGACGTCCAAGTTTCTTTTGATCACGTGGATTAAGAGTTGTTAAAACTTTCGCAGCAGTTTCTTCATCTTTAAAAACCATTGCTTTCTTATACATCATGTATTGTTCACAACAATTAAAACGTATACCATGATCATCTACCATTGGAAATTTAGCCCATTGTGAAAATGGTCCATTCCAGAAAAACTCATAATTAGAGTAATTCGGATTCATAATTTTCTCCTTTAAATACTTCTTTCACTATATCCCAAAAATCCCCATCTTGCATAAGTGCGCCGACGGGGAAACGGGTTTCTTGATCATCATCAGGTCCAACTGATATAAAGTCTAAATCCTTTATATGATAATCAAATTTCTCAAAATCTTCTATTGTCTCTATAATACCATCAAATAAATTATTTGGTACTAAATCAACAACTGCTATTGAAAATTCAGACAATTTGAGACGGTCTTTATAAACTCCTTCAGCTATTGGAATACCAACGCCTAATTCACATTCGTAATTTTCATCCAATAACCATAAGACAACGTAATCGCTATCTTCTTCCATTCTTGTTACAATTGCTAATTGTTTCATACTTTCCTTAAAAGTTGGAGCCCAAGGACGGCATCGAACCGACGACCTTCCCCTTACGAGGGGGTGACTCTGCCAACTGAGCTACTCGGGCTTTGCAAATATCCAATTAAATAATCTTTTATACCAAGGCTTTCTTAATTTAACCAAGTCTTTTTCAACTGATTCAGTTAAACAAGTTAAAATTCCTTTTTGAATAAACTTAGTCATAGCTTCATTATCTAATTCAACAGTCATAGTTGCTGAACCATCATCATTTTCTTCAATTTTACCAACTATATCAATTTTCATAATATTAGTCCCATAGATGTTGGAAATATTCTCCAAAGAGTTTAAGACCTTCTTCTATTTTTAATTGTTTTTCTTTATCAATAGTTGCACAATCATCGATAATGTATTCAAATGCTAGTAACATTTTATCAATGATTTTATTCCATTTCTTAGGTGTAAGATTTGATGGATAACCATGTTTAATTTTTTTAAGACGTTTTAAACGAGGATATACAAAAATTGCAATGGACATATCTAGATTCCACAATTCAGAATCAGAAAATCCTCGTTCTTCTAATTGTTCTTTGTTTCTCTTATAATTCTTACGAATTAATTTACTATCACCATTTGGATCAACATCTTCATCAAAACAAGCAACCTTAGTAGCACGATATTCATAATATGGTTCGTACTTAAATTTCTCTTTTGCCATTTACTATACCTAATTTTTTTTTCATATCTTTCCAAGAAATTTGTTTTGGAAAGTCAATTAATTCAGGTTTCTTTGGAAACATACTTTCAACTTGTCTCTTTGTTGGTATATATCCAAAATCTCTTATAAGATGAATTTTAGCAGCTTCAACTGCTTCATCACCCCACATTTCTCTAATTTCTTCTAAAGCTTCATCGTGATGACGCCAACGACGATGATTTATATTAAGCTGACCATCAATACATGAAAGACCATCAAGCCAGGCATGAACTTCATTCCAATCCTTGCCTAGCTTTTCCATACAATCTTCACAATGTATTTTACGAGTTGCCATTTCTATATTGTGTTTTTCGATGTAATTTCCAACTAAAATGATTTTTCCATCTACTAGCTTTACTATTACATCCTCTATTAGGTCTACATCTTGAACAAAAACCGTGAATATTACCAAGATAATTATATCTGATTTTTGTATAAACAGAACTATTAGTTGTTGTTTCTAATTCTTTCTTTAGTTTCATGATTAGGCTCCTTTATTAACCTAATCATGACCCTCCTTAATAAGAATATAGTTCATGCTATATCCTCCAATTGAGATTGAAATGATACATCAGCTTTACGTTCTTGCATAGTTTTTTCATTAAACCATTTACGTGCGTTTCCACACATAGCACAAGAACATCGCTTTCTTGTATGTGTCATTAGATGTAATTGAGATTCGTATGTCTCTTTATCGTAGTGTTCATCCATACATTGTTCTTGAATTTTAAGAACACGTCTGGCTTTAATGCGACCTTTATAAAGTCTTTGCGGTCTACTCATAATAATTACCTCTACTTAATAATAAATAAACTAGATTTTTTCAAAGTAAACTCAGAAGATTAAAAAAATGGAGCCCAAGATCGGATTTGAACCGACATCCTCTATCTTACCAAGATAGCGCTCAGCCAATTGAGCTACATGGGCATTTGGTACACCTGGTAGGATTTGAACCTACGAATTCCTTTCGGCCCTCTCGGTGTAAACGAGACGCTCTAACCAGACTGAGCTACAGGTGCAACTAAGTGAAAGTTTTTAATTTAGGATATACTTTCAAACCTCTGGTACATCGAGTGGGATTCGAACCCACAATCTTCTGCGTGTCGAGCAGACGTCTAGCCGTTAGACTTTCGATGCAATTATAAATCTTTAATTTCTCTTCTAAGCAATTCTTTTTGTTTTGCTCTAAAACTTTTCTTATAAGGTCTATCAACTTTCTTACGTTGATAATTTTTATTACCAATCATTTCATCAGGACTCCAAGTCCCGATAGAACCTTTAGATTTTTTATACTTATTACGATGTTTTGAACAAGCATTTCCACGCCAATTCTTACGAAGTGATTCTTCGTCATTACATTCACCGGTTTTAGTAAAAGGTTTCATTATGTTTCCTTAAATTTTGGAAGCGCGAACGGGGGTCGAACCCGCAAGCCCCTAGAGGCACCTGAGTGAAAGTCAGATTGCTTTACCATTTCGCATACCGCGCCAGTTAAAATTATTGGCGAGCCTGAACGGATTCGAACCGTCAATCGCCCGGGAGACAGCCGGGTGCATTAGCCAATTATGCTACAAGCCCATATTTGGCGGAACTGACGGGACTCGAACCCGCGACCTCTGCAGTGACAGTGCAGCGTTCTTGCCAGCTGAACTACAGCTCCACTAAAATTGGTGACCCGACGGAGGATCGAACTCCGATTGCATGGATGAAAACCATGTGTCCTAGCCATTAGACGACCGGGCCATTACATCACGTTTCTTTTAGAGTTGTCACGTGATCAACCAATCTCAAATTCTTATTTAGATTTTAGTATAGAAATAACGTTCCTCGAAAATTCCATACCGACGATCTAAATGATTGATGATACTCTCCTTGTCGTCCTCGTCCAAGAAAGACTCACCAATATCGCTCCTCTCAATTTCATTTTCCTTTCCGCACCAAACTCTCCATCGTTTCCCACGCCCGGAGATTGGCCAGATTTCTTCATGCACATATTCAAGCGGGTTGTCATTAATATGAATGACTTTACTAGAAACCACGCCATACGAATCAACAATACCGAGTATACACTCGATGCTTGGATCCATGTTGTTTTTCATTCCTTCTATTTAGGGTTAAAGGTAAATTGGAGCCCATAAACGGAGTCGAACCGATATTCCTGGATTACAAAACCAGTGCCTTAAGCCATTAGACGATACGGGCTAATAAAAATTATATTTTCAAAGATCTTTACAAAAGTTTTAAGTCTTTTGTAATTTTATCAATCTTTTCAGATTGAGCAGGACCAATAGCTACACATGTTGCTGTTGGTACTCCATTAAATTCTGTTTTACCAGAATCTACAATTAAAGCAAATGGTAAATCTGCTTTATGAGCTTTAGTTCTAATATGATATAGTTCAGATTCGCTATCAACTGAAACACATATTTTAGTAAAAGCACCTTCTTTCCATTCCCTCATTTCTTTTGAGAGCCAGATTAAATAAAGTCCTTTGAAAAAACTTTTCTTAAATCTGTCGAAGAAAACTTTTAAAGATGCATGTGCTACTTGAGCTGCAATCTTACCTTTTCTCATCTTTAGATCCTTACGGACCACAATAACCTGTTTTACCATTCCTCAATTTCCGTTTTAATTTGGTCTCTAAGGCCGGAATTGAACCGCGCACCTCCTGGGTCACAACCAGATATGCATCCTTTACACCACCTAGAGCTGGTTGGCCGGGTGGGATTTGAACCCACGTAAACTTGTTTATCAGACAAGCTTCAGGACCAGACTCGAATACCGACCAATCTTGAAAATTAATGCAATAAAAAAGGTGACCGTCTTTATGATGATCACCTCTAAAAAATTTATATCTTTAAAATCTATTTCTATAGAAGTGATCGATGCATGGAATCAGTATCCACGATATCATGATCGTGTTCTACTGTTTCAATAATTGTAGTGGTTGTATTAACTACTAGCATCTTTCGCTCCTATTTGTATTTTCTTAAGTTTATTTATAACTTTTCAATTATTTTTTCGTTGTTATAATATAACCTAAAAACTATAAAAGTATAGTTGTTTGATTAAAATTTTTAAATTAATTATTTTCAGCTTTTGCCTTCATAATATTATAAAAATTTTCAAACTCATATAATAAACGTACTAAATCTGTTTGATGTTCTTCTATCGGTCGTAATGCTTCATCAAAAGTATCAGTACCATGATAGAAAAAATCACCATCTTGATCATATTCTATAATTCTTTTAATCTTACTTTCGTTTTCTTTAATAAAATCTAATAATTCAGTTACTGCTGTATCAAAATTAGAATTTAATCTTGTTAGTTCAGCAATATCTAAATCATCTGTTATTTTTTTAACTATTTGGTTACGTGAAGGTCTTTTAAAAGCTTCACGTATTGTTTTTAGTTGTTTTTCAAAATTACTCATCTTTATTATCCTTTCGAGCAGTAGCTTCTTTATACCATTGTGCGTATGTTTTCGCGCGATCTTTAGCTGGACCATCATCCTTTTTTAAATCAGCACGAATAGTATCATTATTTCTAAATTCTTTCCAAAGTGTTTTAAGATCAGTATGATCTTTTCTAACTAATTTCCTAAAATTTGGCATTGCATTAACACCATATCTGTAACTTGCATCTAATAACCATTTTTGAACAGTTGGATGCATTTCTTCATATTCTGGATAACGAGCTTCAAGTTCTTTAACTTTCTTAGCAACCATAATTCTAAGAAGAACTCCTGCTAATTTTTCATCAACAGTTGCTCTTCCAGTTTTTAATTGTTCCCAATTAGTACCATAAGCTTTTAAGATAGGATCCATCCAAGATGAATAATGTGTACCATGACCAATTGCAAAACCAGTACGATCATGTCTTGGAGATTTATCTATACCTTCCCATTCTTTTAGCTTAAGAATATATTCTCCAAGCCAATTATAAGTTTGTTGTACAGCTTTCTTTTTAGGTTCTTCTTTAGGTGCTTCAATTGTTTGAATTTTCTGATTAGGAGTTTTAGTTTGTATACAATCTTTATCTCCTTTTTTACAACTAGCTCCACTTATTGTTAATCCAGTTGCTAACGCTCCAGCAGCTAATTTTTTAGCAATTCCAGCTTCATCAATAAGATGTAATTTTTCATATAATTTTTGATATTTCATTATTAGGCCGATGGTAGTATATAATTATAAGTTATTGAGTTAATATTAAGTGTTGGAACATTAACTTCTATTTCTACGTAATATTCATTAGAATCTTCATCAGGAAAAACATTAACAGAAACAATTCTAACACGTGGTTCCCATGTGTTAATTGCATTTTTAATTGATGCACCAATTGAACGAGCAGTTTCATCTGTTATTGGTTCATACATATAATCATTGAGTGGATTACCAAATTCAGGATTAAGTATTCGTTCACCTTTTCTCCAGTTAAAAATATTTCTTAAGCTATTTCTTATAGCATCAAGATCAAAGTTAGCTTGAAGATCAAAGTTAGCTGAATCTTTAACAATTGGAATATCAATATCTTTAAAGCGCCAATTCTTTGATTTACTTTCTTCTTGTGCAAATGCTGCATTAAACGTTATTGAGCCCATATTAACCTCTTTTCCTTATATTTATAAAGAACTGATATCAGGTGGGAAACCTGGTAAAACAAATTGTAAAAATTCACAAAATGTTAATTGTCCTGTTTCAGAATTAAGTGGTGCTGGCCAGCCAGGCCATCCTGGTAAATCACTAAAAAATTCTGCCGCATAAGCTATCCAATCCAGTAATTCTTTAAACGGTGCAAATATAGCTGCCATAAACGCAACAGCTAAACGCCTTGCTAAATCAGCAGTTCTAATTAATAAACCAACTGCTCTATCGGGAACTGTATCAATATCTTTAATTTTAACATTAAGAATTGGAATTGTAATTTCACCAATCGCAGTATAAATAGCTTCTATATTATCTCCTAAAGTATCAAAAATTCCATCAATTGTATTACTAATACTTGTCCAAATATCTTGTAATGTAGGAGGATCGTCAAGTCCTAAAGCATCCCAGATATCTTCAAACGTAGATATTAATGTACCCATTATATCAAAAATCGGTTGTAAAAGAGTATTAGCAGTTTGAGTCATTAAACTAGTAAACCACTCAACTACCTTAACATCTTTCATAATTGGTCCAAATGGTGGTTTAAACATCTTATCTAATGGAGACGGTAAATCAAAATCTAAATCTATTAAATCGGATAATTCTTGTTTCATTTCTCCACGTTTAGTTTCATCAAATAAATCTCCAACTGTAAAATCATCTAATGGCCAAGGTAATGGGATAGCTAGAATATCAAATGGAATAAGTAAATTAATAATTTCAGCTAATTTCACTATAAAGAAAATTTGCATTTCATTCATTATAGCTTTCATCTTTTGTTCGATTTTAATATCAAAAGAATCTAATGAACCAAACAGTGGATCATTTGCAGATAATGGCCAAAGTCCTCCAAAAATTTCATCAAAAGTATCGATAATTGCTTGTGCTTCTTCACCAAGCCCGTTCAATACATATAATGTTTTCTTATATGCCATATCTTTAAATGATACAACAATATCACCAATCATTGGAAAAGGATTAGCTGGACATGGAGGATTTTCTAAAATAACACCACTTGGAGGAGGAAAATCTGACATTATAAATCTCCTTAATTAACAGTAGTTGCAGGGCTTGAGATCAAGATTGAAGTTGTACCAGTCATAGAATGTGTTCCAGCTTGTTGTGTTTTTGCACCAGTAATAGTTTCAGCTTTACTAGCAGCATTTTCAGTAACAGCGCCTGTAACATTTTCAGTAACGTTTCCACCAATTGTTTCTTGAACATTAGTAGTAACGTTTGTAGTTAAATTTTGATTAAAAGTTTCTTGAACATCTTTGGCAACCTCAATTGTAAAAGTATCATTATATTTTTCATCTACTTTACCTTGAACTTGTTCATATTTATCGCCTTCAACTTTTCTATAAAGATTACCTTTGATAGTTTCATGAACATTACCATCATATTGTGCATAACCATTTCCAGTAACTTTAATATTCGCATTACCAACAATAGTTAAATCAAAGTTTCCAGATAATTCAACTGTAGTACGTAATGGCATATTTGATTCTACAACACTTGCAGCTGCTGCATTATCAATTGTGCAATCAGCATTATAAGAGTTACGTTGTGCTGTAGATTTTTCGTTAGATGGATCTTCATCAATTCTAATCATTACACTTTTTGTTTGTAATGTATATTGTTGATTATGTTCAGCTATCCAACCATCACCGCCTTGACAAGCGGCAAAATAAACAGGAAACATATGATCACCTTGATTAAAGAAAACCCAAACTTCTGCACCAACAATTGGCCAACCAGCCCAGCCTGTTTCTTCATTTCCACCATTTACACTTGCGTTACCACCAAATAATGGCATTGCAGGTTCTGCAGGTGGTAGTGCATTTGGTGTTTTTTCAAATTCTGATGGATAAACACCAGGAACAAAAATTCTACATTGTCCCCTTTTATCAGCTGTACCAACAACTCTTCCTCTAAACATTCCATTAAAATTACTAGACATTTTTCCCTCTATTGGTTGACTCTTCTTTTCCTATTTGACCATAATGATCTGATCTACCTATTTGTAATACATTCTTATAAGTATTTTTTGAAAAATTGTGATAGATACGAGTTATAAACCATACACCTAAAAATCTTTCAACTAAACGATTTTTAGGATCTACAAATAAGAAACATAAATCGCCCGCAGTTCTTTCTAATACTCCATCAGTTTCACCTTGAACAGTTTCTGAACTAACTAATAATTCTCTATATTGATCAGAATTAATAAAATTTAAACCAAGAGTTTCATATTCAATTTTTCGGCTCTCAGCAGGTACAAAGTTTGGAACAGTTTTATATTTCATTACAAAACTTTTTTCAATAGGTTTATAGAACATATCATCAACTTTTTTCCTAGTCCATTTAACATCAGTCCATTTTCTATCTTCATAAGAAAATGTTTTTAATGTTTGCGGGGCTGCAGCATTTACCATTCTCTGAAATCCAATATCATTAGTAAGTTTTGTATCAAGTAACATACGTCTATTATCACCAGTTGTTTTCTTAGTTGGAAAAATCAACTTATTATTAGTTTTAATTACGTGATTTTTGAAAACTTCTTTAACCGAAATTATTTCATACATATTATCAAGCGGATTATATTTAAGAAAGATAATTCCATTATCTTTATCTACCAACTTAATTACATCATTAAATGATTGCATTAAACTATAATTAACAGGAGTTGTATAACTAGTTTTTAATGTAGTTTGAACTGTTGGTTTCTTAATATTAATATTACTCTTTTTCATCATCTCATAGATAATTTCTGTATATGATTTTTTAGCATTTGGTTCTTTATTATTAGTTGTAGAATACACTAAAAGATTATTAAAATTAAACCAATAATGACTAACTAAATCAAGTTCAAAAGTATTAGTTTCTTTACTTAAAAGTCTAAGATCTCTTACTATAAATAAGTGTTCAAACTGAAATTCAACTTCGTGTCTATTTACTTTTTGTATAAAAATACGACAAAAGCATCTACTATCAGGAATAATTTTATGAATAAATTTGTTATCAGTATCAGTAAATTTAACAGTAGCAGTTAATAATGGAAACATTATATCAGAAATTATTTGAATATGATTAATATTATCATTTAATAATCCTTGATCATATTCTCTGTTTTTTGGTGAAGGATCTTCAGACTTTAATCTAAAAACACTTACTTGCTGAATATAATTTTCGTTATTATATTGTTTTACAAATTCTTTATCTTTCATATTTTAACTCAATTTAAGTTGTTCAAGTAAATTCGGTATAAAACTTTCTCTTAATAGTAGGATATTTTCACCAACTGTTGGTTCAACTGTTGGATCAGCTATTCCATTTGATTTACATACTAGCCACCATAATCTAGTATTTCCATAATATTCATGTGCTATAGTTGTCCAAGTATCACCAAATCTAACTCTATATGTAGCAAATTGTGCTTTTGAATGATTATCAAGACCAACAAAGTTAACGGTTCTATTAATGTTATGTGTTAAATATGAACTGCCTAATTTTGGTTCATCATAAATATAAAACAAATTTGCTAAATCAGTAGAAGCAAGTTTTTCTCTTAATTCTTCATATTCAAAATGTTTTTTCATTATTTTCCCTTACCTGCTGAATCTGATGTTCTTTTTACATTAAGTGCTGTTGCAGTATTAAAATTACGTTCTTGTCGCTTTCTTCCTGGGTAATTTCTAGATACATTAATTTGCTGATCTTGATTTAATAAAAAATCAATTTGTGTATTAAAGTTATTTGGTACTAACGAATTAAAACTTATAACAACTTTATAAGCATCAGGATACATTGTATTCGAATCTAAATCAATTTTTGATCCTGGAATAGTTGTAGTTCCTTCAAGTATTTTTCTTCTATTTCCAACATGTTCAACAGTAATATGCATTGACGCATACATAATTGTTGCAACCCCAGGTATAAATACTCTATATAAGTTTGGTGGTTGTTGTTTCCACCCAACTTGAATCCAGTATGCACCACCGGCTAAATCATATAAATATCTTAAATTTTTTAATAAGTTTGTTTTAGTGTCATTATATAAATGAAATGTTGTTGAAAGTTCAATTCTTGCATCATTTTTATTTTCCCATTCAGGAATTATAGGAACTTCTGATGGGAATGATTGGTCAATAATTTTCTTTAATGTCGATAAAATATCAATTGATGTTTTAAATTCACCCTTTTGACTCCATCCACTATGTCCATCAGCATTAATAAACCATTCATCAGTTAAAGGCATTTCATAAGATGATAAATATAAACCTTCAAAAAATTCTCTATAAAGACGAAGAGGAGCATTTAAAATTGCTTCTTGTTGTTCTTTATCATCTTGTGGAACAAATAATTCATTTCCTATACTGCTAACTGATAAATCACTACCATCACCTTCAACAAAAATATCTAAAAGTTTTTGTGCTGCTGATTTTACAAATTTTGAACTTCCAGCAACATTTTTAACAACACGAGCTGTATTATTATATGCGCCTTGAGCAGATAATTTAAAAGATTTTAGCTTTTGTTGCCATTTAAATAAAAGATCAGGTTGAAATTCATAAATAATCATTTTTGGAACAGTGGTACGATTATTTATTGATCCTTCACTATATCTTGGTTGAGCATTACTAAAATTAATATCTGATAATTTATAATGTTGTTTAGTTCTATTATCTAACCCACCAGTTGCTTTAAATTTATCATTTTCTTGTTGACCATATTGTCCAACACTACGAAGATCTCGATAATTTAATTTAGTATCATTATTATTATCAGCAGTGTTGGTATTTGGTGCAGTTGATTTTTCAGGCGATCCCATTATTTAACCTCCGTCATAATTGAATTCATAAATGGACGTTCATTAGTTTTTGCATAAACAACTTGTTTAACAATTGCTTGCGGTGTTTGATTTTTAGCAACAGCATTACCAATTAGATTTGCAAATGTATACATATCTGCCGATTGCCAAGGACCAAAAGATTGACCTTCAGAGCGTGCTTTAAGCTCTTTTAAGAATGTAGATGTCAAGTTTGCTTCAAAGTATTTCATAGTATCGTCATCGGATAAACCAGATAATAAACTTTGATTCCATTCCATTTGTTCAGCTTCATTCATCAACCTTTCAGCATCGACTCTAGCTTTATCTATTCCCTGTTGTATTTTTGCATGAGATTTAGCTCTTTTTGCTTGTTTTTCTTGTTTTTCTTTATCAAGTATACGTTGTAAATTTTCAGCAAACATTTTATCTTCAGCTGATTGCATTGATTGATCACGTCGTCGATCTTTTAAACGTACATACATTTGAGAAGCTTTTTGCATCTCAATAAGAGCTAATCTAGCAGAAGTACTTCTTGCATCACCTATATCTTCATTACCAATATAATCAGCATCAGGAAATATCATTATTCCATCTTTACTTACAGCACGTATTCCTTCTGACGTTATTGCAACACCCTTAGATGTATCTGCCATAGCTGATATAAATTCTTTATAAGCTTTACCAGCGGGTAATTTTGCATATTTAGCTGCTAATTCTGATTGTTTATTTGGATCATGAGAAGCTTCAGCTTTAGCACGTGTTTCTGCTAATTGACTTACAAAATCTTTTTCTAATCTTTCAAGTTCAGTTTTTCTTCTTTCAGCAATTGATAAATTTTTATTTTTTAGCTTATCTTCTATTTTTTTAATTCCAGTTTCAGCTCTAGCACTTTGACGACCAGCTCTAGCAGCGTTTGCTGCTAGTTCATCTCTATCTTCCATATATTCAACAATTTTATTACCAAGAAATTCACCAGCTTTAAATGCTAAAACAGCTGTTCCAACAACTGCTGCAACTTTTAAAAGTAATGGACTTAATGCAGTAAGAACTTTTAATAATTGCGGTGCAAATCCCTTCATAACACCACCAATAATTGTTCCAACACTACCTAATATTGTATTTACTAAACCAGAAAAAATATTATGATTACCTTTTTTAAATTCTTTTCTCCAACCGTCAAATATTCCACCAGGACTAAATGTTAAACCAAGAATTTTCGAAATTTCTGTTAACGCATCAGTATTTTGTACTTCACGTTCTTCCTGTTCTTCTTGTTCTCTTTCAGCTTCTGTTGCTTGACGTTCTTCTTCATCAGCAGATGTTGTTGAAGAATAAGGTACTAAACCACGTTGTTTTATACGCTGTCTTCTACCACGCTTTCCTTCACGATGTCGCGCTGCTGCTTTTGCAGCCATATCTTTATCACGTTTTTCTTTTTCTTCTGATTTTTCATGTTCTGCTTTTTCTTTTGCTTCTTCAGCTTCTTGTTCTCGCCACTTTTTTTCAGCATATTCATATAAATCAGATTTAAATTTTCTACGAACTTTAGGATCTTTATTTTCACGTAAAAATCTAAGCATTTCAGCCAGACCTTTTTCATCAGCAATTTGCTGAGCACGATCTTTAAGTTCTGCATCTTTAAGTTTATTTAAATCTTCTGAAATACGTTGAAGTGGACCAAGTTTTTTAAGTTGATTTTCGTAATGTTTATCAAGTAATGCACCAACTTTATCACCAAAAACTTTACCAAGTGCCATTCCCGCAGCTTGAAGTTCTTTATCCTGATTACGACTAAATTTAGTTGATCTAGATTCACCAACACCGAATAATTTTTTAGATGCTTGAGAGAAAAATGAGTCGGACGATTTACCACCTAGAGTTTCATTAAGTTCAAAAATAGTATGTTCTAATTTTTCAACAGCTTCAGACATTTTCTGAGCTTCTTCAAACCACTCTTGGCCACGACGATCATTTAATCCATCATTGCTTTTTCTAAAATTTGAATTATCAGCCATTTTCTATTCCATAAAATTTTTCATAAGAAACAGCAGGTAGTTCTGGTGTTTCTTGCTTTGGCGTTTCTTTCGGTGTTAATTTATCTTGAATACGTAATGTCATTACAGTTAATTCAGAATAATCCATTTGTAAAATATCTATAAACGAGTTACTTGTTTTTACTGTGAGAAACATTTCATACTCCATTATTTGTTGGAGCAACTCAATGAACATGCTCCTCAGATCACGAAAAAATCTTCGATGCTCGGATCATATGTATTTTCAATATTACAACCAGGACAATTGGTTGAATTTCGCATTTTTCTAGTTATATCTAGATCTTTATTTTTAACGATAGTATTAGTTATTTTTTCAAATAATGCAGCAGGTAGTTCATTTAAAAATATATCACGATCAGAAATACTTAATTGATTAAATCCTTCAATTTCTTGATCATTAATCTTAATATTCTTAACAAATAACATTGGAGAATAGCTAGCAAAATAAAGTTCAACTTTTAATTTTTCTTCATCAGATGCATCTTTTTGTTCTAATTCTTTATTTGTATTTGCAATATATTGTCTAAATTTACAAAGTATATCAATTGAAGGTAAATTAAGTTCAATTTCATAATTAACATCATCATCAGTAAATTTAAGAAATTCTGATTTTGGTGATATACTTAATTTTTTAATCATATTTTCATAATCTAAATTAACACTGTATTGTGATCCACATTCCCTGCATGTAATTTTATAAACATCATCAGACATTTGATTATTAACTTTAATATCTAGAATCAATTTAATTCGATCTAAATCAGTTAAAATTTTTGGATCTAAATCTTCAGTACAAACATCTAAAATTAAAGCTGTTGCTGCCATCATAAAATTTTCATCATTTTCATCAATAGCAATTTTTGATACTGATTTAAGTTCTGCTACTGTAACTGGTTTGAACATACATTCTCTATCTAAACTTGGTACATAGCATGAATATCTATGTGATCCTTTTTTCTCTCTAAGCATTTCTAATGCTTGGTTTACATTCATACTCATAAATTATCTCCTAAGATAACATTGTTTGTTGTGGTCCAAATTCACTGAAATTTGGATTTATATCTATACTTTGAAGACCACTATTATTACTAGCATTATCTGGAGTAGTAATAGGATCATTACGTCTAATAATTTTCATATAATTAAAATTAAATCTAACATCTCTAGCGTTAACATTAATATCGTCATAACTAGCATCAAGTAAAGCTATATTTTGAGGAAAACAATCAACAAAACGATATGTTAAAATATTACTTCTAAAACCTTGATCAAAAAAGTCTATATCTATTTCAGCTTTCATAAAAGGTTTTTCAGTATAACAATATGTATCATGTGCAGTTTGTTTAATCCATTCTAACATTAAAGATTCATGAACTGAATATTCTGATGATAAAAATCCAATAATCAATGCATTATCTGATGGTATAACTGTTGTTCCTGGTAATGACATATGACCAAATTCATTTTTAAGCGAACTTGTTTCAGTTTGTATTTGCGGAATTTCAGCTCTTCTTGATAGCATCTGAATTGTTTTTTGTCCAGGTAACGCAAAAGTTTTAATTAAGTTATTAAGCTCACCATTTTCATAACTATAAACGTGAGATGTGTCTGCTAATAATTTATCGTCAAACTTAATTGTGACCATAAAATAATACTTATGCATTAATTTAAAAACAGGATTATTTGATGCGATTGCTCTATAAAAATTGATTAATTTAGGAAAATCAGCAGCACCGGGTGGTGTAGAAATAATTGTACCTAATTTAGGTACAGGAATTGTTGGTGATTTTCTTATATCATCACGTTCTTTAAGAAATTTTGATACAGTCGCTTGATTTTTTGCATAATCGGTCGTCTTAAAACCATTTTGAATTGAATCATATGATCCTTTTTCAAGTAAATTATCTACAGTGCTACTAATATATTGCTCAAAATTTAAATTTCTTTGAGCAAATGCTTTTGCATCACTAGATGCATCTCTACCTAAATTAACTAAGGTGTTAATAGCATCTTGTTTGATTTTATTACCGAAGTTTTTTGCGTAATCTTTGGCCGCATCAACAATCCTTGTTTTTAAGCCACCTAACATCTCTTGGCGAGCCTCATATTCAAGAGTTCCATCATCTTGTCTCTCTAGAATATCAGTAGCTTTATTAATAAGGGTAGCTGATGCACCATCAACAATGAGATCAGCTAAAGCCATAATTACTTCCCCTTATTAAAGTTCAACAGCAGTTTCGTTGGTTTTCCAATATTGGAATTTAAATGTTACAGGAAGTGTTGCAATTCCTGGAGCTGCATTAGTAAATGCAACATTACCAACATCAAGTGGATAAAGACCAATTAATTCGTATGAATGTGTTCTTGTATCCATTCTATCGTTGAAAAGATCAAGAATAGCTTTTGCTTCAGTAGGTGTTTTAATACCACCACCAGCTGAACCAGCTTCAATAGCAGGATCACTAATAACACCTTTCCAGAAGAGAAGAGCTTCTCTGATAGACATGTCAGCATCACAGTTAATTGTGAGTGCCATCTGATTAGTCATTGTAAAATTAGTAGGAACATTGAACGGATAACCAAGATATGGAATATCCTGGAAATTTTGTTGACGACCAGGAAGTTCTGTACCTTGTGCCCACATTGTAATATTCTCTAATATTTCATCAACTTTTGCAATACCAGTACCAAGGATTTGAAGTTGGTATTGGTGCTGAAGTTTTACGCCTTTTTGTTTTAATTCAGCATAAAATTCATTAAGATTTTTTGGATAAGCCATAATGTTACTCCTTAAAAATATTCATCATCATTATTTATAGTTCTGAGAATATTTTTAGAATTTACAGCTTATTTCAAAATTTAGACCTTATAAGAAAGTCTTTGGAAGATACTCTATCATCTTTAATAACATTAATAGAAGTGCTTTTAACAATACCTTGATAAATTGGAGAATATTCTTCAGAGAATTCTAGAATACCTTGTTCTAAAAGTTCTTCAGCCAACTTAATTATCGTTTCTCGTTCAAGATAACTATCAGCTTCTTGTTTATAATGATCGTTACCATACTTATAAGAAAAATCATTATCAGTACAAAGTACTTCACATTTAATTGTACAAAGATGTTCACGTATTACAGACATAGCTGTATCAACCATGATAGGATCACCAAGATATTTCAATAAATCATTTTTTAATTTTTGCATTTTTCTTAGTTTTAGGTTTTGTGATATATTTGATATAAGTATTATTATCTTGAGGTATAGAAACTGTGGCAAGTTTATACATTTCTTCAGCAGATAATGTACATTGGTATCTATTGAGCTTGGACGCAGTATTTACATACTCTTCCATTGCCTGATTTTTAGTTTTTCCTTTACGAGAATCTTTCATACTAATCCATCTAATTAACATAAAAGTATCCCACTGGGAACGAAACGCGGGGTCCTCATCAAGGACCCCTGATTTGAAGCGTATGACATCTTTAAGATAGTCAAAAATTGTCATCTAATAAGTATTCCGTTGCAAAAATAGTTATTGTTGTATACGGGAAACACCTTATGAACTATATCGTCATCAGCAATTGTTACTGGAGTAACAGAAACTAGTTTATTAAGACGATCATCTTCATCAATTAAAAGGTGATTCTTTTTAAGTTTATTTGGAGAAACGAATCCACTCCAATTAGTTGTAGTTGCAAAAATCTGAGTACTTGTAGAACAAATAATTTTTCGTTCCTGTTCAAGATGATTTCTAACAACAACTTCATAAAAAGATTCGTCAGAGTTAGCGGTTAATTTGATTTCATCAATCAATGAGAAACTATAATTCTCATGACCATGATGATTCATTGAAAGGATTTGATAGGTTTTCATTTTATCGACAGCATCACTAATTTTCATTGTTTTGATGTTGCCCTTGCGATCTTTTACCATGATTTTTCCATTCAAAACCATTGTATACCTCTTGTGTTATGTAATTCCATGGGTCCTGAGTTGAATTTTCATCTCATTATTAAGATAATCAGGAATCTCAAAAAGTAAACTATCATGGTAAATTTTATTTCCATCACAAAGTATCTTAAAACTTTGATCATTAGACGATAAAAAAGAACTTCCAATTATATGAGTAGCCGATTCTTCAATATCTAATGTATCCATAACATTACTACCAATAGTCTTGTAATTCTTATTTTTAAGAACCATATTCCATTGATTGTCGATCATTGCATCAAGTTTTGTTTGATGTACAAGAACTGTTTCATCATTAACAAAATACTTTGGAGGTAAAATATTAGAAGATTTTCTCCAATTAAGTGCGGGGCGACATGTATTATAGAAAATTACAACTTGACCACTATGTTTATAAGAATAAACTTCTTCATTAATATAGTGATTAAACATCTGAGTTATTTTTCTAGTAATGTTAACCGTTAGATTTCCTTTACGATCAATATGGTCAACAGATTCATCTAAAATATATAGAAAAGCATTTGAGCAAACGTCAATAAAATTAACTAATCTAATATATTGCATGTTTCCTCCTTCAAAATTTCAGGTGTTATAATTTTTAAGAAGGTATCCAGATCATATGTGTATAAATCTGGTAAATTTTCATATCTTAAATGAATCATTGGTTCTGCTGATAGATATTTTTCAAGTTTATGATGTAACGCAAAGGATGTACCAATCCAGGCTTTGGTTCTATCTTTTTTAAATACAAGAATTGGAATTTTGGAATGTTTTGTTGCATCTTCAGTACATTGTTTCCAAAAGTCACGGATACAATTACCTTTAACACCGGTAAGATGTTTATCAAAAGATGCACCGCCATAACCACATTTAGCTTCAAATGAAAATATCTTCATCCACGAAACATCTTCATTAAGTGGCATAATATCTCCAGAAAGATCGGGATTTCCACCTGACATAGTAGGAATTCCACCGCTTGCCGCAGTTCTATAGAACCAATAGTCCTTATCTTGACCAGATGCCCATTTAGTTAGAATTTTTGAAAGTGCTCTTTCATATCCTGAGCCTTTACGTTTTCCATTTGTCATAAACTATGAATGCCTGTTTCAACTATTTCAACGTGTTGACTTATTGAAGTTTCATCAACTTCAATAACCACAATTTTTTCGTTAAGAATTTCCTCAACGTCATGTCGTATTGATTCAGGTATTAATCTAAAATCAATAATCTGTTTGTTAATTTCAAATTGTTGACGAGCTTCTGGATATTCATTAAATTTCTTTTCAAGTAATCCAGGTTCATCCATAAATCGTAAACATGTTTTTTGACCAAATCCACGACCCAAATCTTTATCTCCACGTGTTTTAACAAAACAGCTTGGAATTTCATCAGATCCGTCGCCAATAAGAATCTTAAATTGAAGATCTCTTTCAGGAGATCCCAAAGATTTATCTTTCAAAATATTTTCTTGGATTGTACTGATAATACAATTATCATCAATAAGTTGCAAGAAGTCATGATCACATGTTATTATAACAATTTTAATAGTTGGATTCTTATCTCTAATATACTGTTTTGAAATAGCAATAATATCATCACCTTCAGCGATTGGATACTCAACCATGACTCCCATACCATCACTTATAAGCTTAGGTAATAGAACTTCTTTTACATATTCAAAGAGTGGACCACGATTAAGCCCTTCAGGTTCTGCAGGACCTTGAATACGATTCAATTTATAAGAATCGAAAAATGATCTTCTCCAAATATCAATTTTTCTACAATCCATAGCAAATACCACATTTTCTTTATGAAGACGATATTTCTTCAGGAATTTGTTAATTGTGCTTATGAAGTTTCTATTGAAGATTGCCATGAAGTCTTCATCTTCAGAAAAATTAATCTTCCAGACGTCTTTTGGATCGTCTGGAAGATCGAAGTGGTCTGAATAAATCTTAATTGTTCTAAACGCAATTGTGTGAACAAGATAAGACGTATCCATTAATAGATAACCGTCATCGGTAAATGACTTTACAAGACCTTTCATTAGTCCCATTTGATTTTTCTCTCTTTTTGATTGTTTTGAAGTTATAACTCTTCCACAATTAAAGATAAATCAAATTTTTACAATGTAAACTGTCAACTAAAAAATATTTTCAGTATATTCACCACACCAATCCGATTCAGGAAATGCAGGAACGGCATATTTAGAAACAACAATGTTCTTTTTCTTATTACCGTCGGTCTTGTCCTCTATTGTTATAGTGATCGGAGTTGGTGGATACCGTCTGCAAAAGCCTGTACGAGGCTCAAAAAATTTGCAGTTTTTACAAACTTTATCGTTCATTATTCTCTATCTTTTTAGTTACTAAAGTTCTGGGAACTCATCTTTAATGGTCTGTTCAAGATCATCGCCTTTAAGTTCAAGTGCCCAACTTACTACGTTCTTAAGATTTTCTTTTGGACCAGTTACGGTAAATTCAATCTCACGACCAAAGTTAGTTTTGGTAAAGTTGTTAGCTTCAACTTTATATTTCTTAGCAATTGCTTCAATATCACCAATTTCAGTTTTGAAAACAGAAAGACTAATTGTAGGTTTATCGCTATTGGATGCTTCTACTTCTTCGTCTTCTACTTCTTCGTCTTCTACAGGTTCTTCTGCTGGTGGTTCTTCTACTGGGGGTTCTTCAAGAGCAGGTGGTTCTTCTACAGGACCTTCTACTTCTTCTTCTTCAGCTTCAGTAATAACAGACATATAAGCAGAAACAATACTATTATCTACTTCGTTATGTTCGTTAAGTGGTTCTTCTCTCTGTTGAATAAGGAATACACCTTCATCACCATAAGTGAATACACCAGTTCTGCCCCATGCATCTTTAACTGCAACCCACGTGAAACCTTCCATATTGTGGTTTTCATTAATAGTTGTTGCTAATTTACTAGTATCGAATTTGCTAACATCTTCGAACTTCTTAGAAAAAGCTAGTACTTCAAAACGCTCGCCGTTTTTATTTTCTACTAACTTACCATTTTCAAGCTGATCTACTTCTTTAGATCTTTCGCTGATAATTTCATTATAAGCTTCAAGAATAGCTGCTTTTGTGCTTTTCATTGCATATGCTCCTTGTTATTTAAAAGATATCTTCTTGTTTTATTTATTATTGTAGGCCGGTAAAACTCATCAAACCGTATCTAAATCTAAAATCATGTTCAATTTCACGTTGTCCACGTTGATAACTAAGTGCAAGTCTTCCAACATTTGAAAGCCAACATCCTTCGAAATCAACAGAAAACATAGGTTGTCTATATTCACTTAAGATATAAACAGACATATTAACTAACACACTGCTTAGTTCTTCTTCATAACCGTGACAATCATTAGCTAACATTGAATACCATTTATCTAGAAAACGATATTGATGCCAATCACTCGACAGCATATATTTAACTGTTACAATTTTATCATCTTCTCTAACACCAGTAGGGAGAGGAAAAGTTCTACCTCTTATAGGCATACTTGCTGAAAGAATCTCTCTTTCTGGTATATCAATCGATGTAAGATTGAAAGTTAAATTGTCAATACCGGCTGACGGATCAATTTGTTTAAATGGAATAACTAGAATCCATTTATTACCAGTACTGAGATTATATGCTGACGAAATTAGTGGCATTTATTGTACCTTAAGTACCTTGAAAGCTATACCTTTAAGTCCAAGAACAAGCATATCTTCTGAAGTACTAATCACTTCTCCACCAGCAGCTTTAATAGCTTCAATAATTACATCAGCTTCTTGCTGATTAAATGGTGGTAGAAAATTCTGCTGTGTTCCAACAGTCGTAAATCCTGCAGTGCCAAGTGCTTCTGCGAACTGTCCCTTACCAAACGGGGACGACATTGCGCCTTTTGGAGGCAAATTACCATTGCTCATTTCTCAATCTCCTTTGTTTTAATTAAAAAATGTTCTATTATATTTATAAGGAAAAGCGATATTAATCAATATCGTATCCACCATAGACGTCATCGCTATTGATACCATCATAATCATCAATAGCATCTTCACTATAATCAAAAATATCGTTAGATGAATCTTCAATCCATTCATTATTTTCATATTTTTCATTAGTGAATTCTTCTTCTTTGCGACCATCAGTTCCGTCAAGTGAAGAATCAATATTATTCGATGCTCCAATAACATCTTCATAAGATGGATCTCTTCTAACGCATGTCATTTGCCATACATATTTACTTAAAAGAGGATTTAAACCATCTATTTGTAGATTTCTATCAATAACCTTTGTTATTTCATATTCTTCATGGTTTTCATCATGAAAATCTAATCTAAAGAAGTCACCAGCTTTTGGTGCAATATTCCAATTTGGTCCACCACCATCAACAGTTGATGTTTCAATATGATAACCAAGAATACCTTCTGCTGAACCAGATACTTCTCCATTTAATGTATTATCTAATGTAGTTGACCAAGATCCACTAAGTGTTCCATAAGTATTTCGATCATCGTAAGATTCAGTTTTATAAACATAATCGTTATAAAGTCTTGGATTTCTTACAAATGGTTGATCAAATGTTCCACTTAAATAGCCGCTAGTATTACCAGAAATTGTATCAATAACCCAACCATCAAGTATTGAATTTGATACAGATCCACTAACATAACCAGTTCCAGAAGTCATCGCTCCAATAAGAGATGTTACAAAGTTTGCTGATGTTGTAGTACCAACAAGATCTCTAAATTGCTCAGTAAAATCATCAATTAAAATAAATGCTTCCATGTCTCCATCAGTTTCAAAACCAAACTTATTAAGAAGTTCGATATCACCTTTGGATTCCATGTAAATAACTACATGAGCTGAAAGCCAGAATGATTTTGCAGGTTGTTCTCCGTAAATATAATCAAAATCAGTACCTGAAAGCTGATAGGCGTCAACGTTATGTCTAAAATAAGACGCGTCAACACCATACGAATGTATCAATTCCCTAAAATAATTACGTTGTAATTGTTGTTCAGGTTCAAGAATTCTTCGATTAGCATATCGGAGACTAGTTATTGTTCCTGGATGTTTTGCCATTTTTCTTGTAAGTATCTTTGATAAATTTTATTTGCACAAATAATAGGTCTAATATTATACTTTTGACATCTTTCTAAAATTATTTCTCCATAATCAGAATTAAGCATTTTATATGCGTCTATTAATGATTCTTCAAAATAACTAAAAAATTCTTTAAGGTAATCAAGACGATTAATATCACAAGTAATTTTTTCAAGTTCTGTTAAAACTCTACCTTCATAAGTATCAACATAACGTTCTTTAATTTCAGAATTATCTACAGCGTTTTCATCTTCAGGTTCTGGTTCATTAATTTTCTTAATATTATCAGCACGTTCTTTTTCAGTATCACGTTCTTTCTTTTCATCGTCTTTTTCATCTCGATCATCATCTAATTGATCTTCAACTGCATCATTTCTTCTCATTGCTCTTCCGACAGCAAGTTTACCAGTAAATCCATAAGGATCATTTTTTTCAGAACCAGCATTGAAAGGATATATTCCTTCTTTTAGTCTATCGTATTTCATATTTTACCCCATAAAGAATTTTGTAAATGTGTAAGTAGACTTGAGTTCATCAAGTAATGCTTGCTTTTCGGCAAGACCTTCTTCCTTAACTGTTGCATTAATAAGACCACCGCCAAGTAATTGAGTGCTATTATATTTTGCTCTCACATAACCGATGACTTCTTTTGCACATGCTAACGCGTATCGTTTAACCCAGCTTTCTCCATATTGTTGATCATCTGGACGAATAGTGTTAACACCAACACAAATATAACCTTTCATATTTGTTTCAGTTGGATCAGGAATTAATGTTAGTAGTTGTTCACGTTCATTGAATTCAAAGTAGAATTTAGCAGCAGTTAGTCGATTAATCATATCTACATATGACATTGCAGCTTCAAAATCAACCCAGCTTCCCATACTGCTTGACCATGGAACTGGAAACATACCAGCGTTCCACATAGTATTTTTTACACTAAATAATACATTAATACCACCAGTAACATCCCCATAAATTGTACTTTCTTCAAGCGCAAAAACGGAAGTAACATTACCATCAAGCGTAAATCCACTTGTTGAATATTCTTCAAGATCGAGACCGATATATCCAACTTCTTGAGTTACATATTTTGTAAACTCTTCAACTGCATCGTTAATACAGTCAGTTAAAGTATCTTCGGTAATCTCAACTTGAACAAGTGGATATCCCAATTTTCTCATGATCCAGTCTTTAATATCATCTTCAGACTGTACGCTAAAATTTAGATAATTACTCATTGTCTTTTTTACCTTTTTAAATATTTATAATACTAAAGAGCATTAGGCAGACTTATTAGAGGCTCATCATAATATGAATTAATTAGTTTTTCAAGATCGGAATTAATTAATTCGTTAGTAAGAGTTTCACCAATTCCAATTAATCTTTTAGTCCAACGACTTGTTTCTCCTCCAATTTCTATTATATATACAAGACTTTTCTCAGGTGAATTATAATCAAAACTAATTACTATACTTATTGGAATAGATTTTTTAATGGGATGTGTAGGAATCATGATTTCAATTGAATTATAATCTTTCTTTTCATACATTTTCATATATTCTGGAACGTTTAATTTGGTTCCAACTAATTTAAATGCACCATATGCATCACGATAATTATCTTCAGTTATGTCTAATTCGAATTCATCTACATGAAGTTTTTTAAGTTTATTCAACCATGAACCAAACATTTTATCTATCTCTGCTTTTTTATTAATTTTAAAAGCTTCCATCAATTTTTTAAATTTCATAAACTTCTCCTAAAAAGTTAGTTTACTTTTTCCTTTTCATGATTATTTATTTCAAACGAAGGAGTTTTTAAATGGGAAAAGGCAGTAAGCCAAGACCTGTAGATAAGAAGAGATTTGATAGTAATTATGATAAGATCTTTGGAAAGAAACAGGTTGATAAGAAAAACAAAGAAAAACGAGAGGAAAAACGGTAATGTCTCATGATATTCCTGTACTTAATGTTCGTGGTAAAAGTTTAGCAGAAGCATATGAAAATGCTCTTATTGAACTTAATGAAAATGGCCGCAGAATCAGCACACAATATGATAAACCTGGAGATCCACTAAGTGTTGATGCAACAATGAATCTTACAATTGAAGATCCATTGGCAGAACCAATGATTCATAAAGCATTTCCTGGCGGTATTGAAGATTTACGTGAATATGTATACGAACTTCAAGGTGCTAAAGATAATTGGGTTAAAAACATAAATGATCCTAATGATACTCGCTGGGAATATACCTATCATGGTCGTTTGAAGAATTATGGTACTTGGAAAGAAATTTGTGGTGGTCTAATGCCACAATCATCTACTTGTGGTGATTTTGAGGTTGATCAAATTGAAGCTGTTATTCAGAAACTTTGTGATCAACCATATACTCGTCAAGCTCAAATGATTACTTGGATGCCAAATCTTGATATGGATTGTTATGATCCTCCATGTCTTCAGTCGCTTTGGTATCGTATTACCGAAGATGAGGATGGTGTTCAATATCTAAATTGTAATGTACGTTTTCGAAGTAACGATGCATGGGGTGCAAACTTCATGAATATGTTTGGCTTCATTATGTTTAACAAAGAAGTTATTGCAGATGAAGTTGCGAAACGAACTGGTAAAGAAGTTCGTCTTGGACGTCTAAATTGGCAAGCTGATTCATATCATATTTATGGTAAAGATGTTACAAACGCACAAGCATTGCTTTTTAACCGTCTTGATAAAACTACTTTTGAACAACGTGTATTTGAATTTACTGATGAAATGATTCAAGATATGTATAATGAAGCAGAATCAATGATTTTACAAAAAATTGCAGATCAAAATGCTAAAATGGAGAATTAATAATGGCTAAGAAAAACGAACGAAAAGAAGAGATGGTTGACCATCCTAAACATTATAATTCTCATCCGGCTAATATTGAATGTATTGATGTTGTCGAACCTATGTCATTCAACATTGGAAATGCGATTAAGTATCTATGGCGCAACGGCCTCAAAAAGGAAGAAGGGCTTGAAGATACTTCTAAACAAATCGAAGATTTAAATAAAGCGATTTGGTATGTTAATCGTGAAATAGAACGTCTCTCAAAGAAGTAAAAACTTCTCCTCTCGCATATTAGGCAGCCTTTATGGCTGCCTTTTTTATTGCTTAATCTTCGTTATCATCGATCCAATAACCTTCAGGATCATGGGTTGTTGGTTCAATACCTTGATTTATAGCTGATGATATTCTTAATAACATAAAACCTGCAGGAATTTTTGAATAATTTTTATAATAAGTATTTAACATATTAACAAGTTTTTCAAATTCGTCAGGAATTTTTTTCCATGATGTATCACCTTGAGATAAATCATCTATGATATTTACTAAAAAATTATTAAGTTTTTTTCCAAAATCTTTTCTTTCATCTTTCGGTTGATCTGCAACAAGCTTAGTTATATAATCTGTAATTAAATCTATTTCAACAGCAGCTTGAACTGGTTTTTCAGTTTTTCTGCCAGTCCGTTTATTAATAGCATCAGTAAGTTTTGATGTAATATTTTCAGGTGTTACAAGACTTCCACCAGCTTTTTTTCCATTAATAGAATATGATATTTTTGAATGTTTTGAATTTACTATAAGTTCAACAACAATTTTATCACCTTCATATTCAAAACTAATTATAGTTTTTATACCGTCAGTTGTGGTATCTATATCAGATTGTTTAACATCGGAAAAATCGCGCTTTAATATCTGAATAAATGAATTTATCAATTGATCATTTTCTTTGTCTTTAATTTTATTAGATATTTTGTAAATATCTTCAATACGAAGATCATCTATTAAAGAATTAACAATAGATCTTGCATTTTGGATAGTTATATCACCACCTAAAATATCAACTAAATCTTGAGGATCAACTTTTGATAAATTTTTCTTAACATTAGCTCTAATTTGGTCTTCTTTAGCTTCTATAAGAAGATTGAAAAATTTCTTAAATTTCATTTTATTTCCTTTAATTAACAACAAATCCAAGAGTTGTAATTTCTTCATCAGCATCATAACGATCGTTACTTTCTTGTGCTTCAAAAGCTTCACCAATAGTTTCTGGATTAGTTTTATGAATTTCGCTATATACTTTATTAAGGAATTCATCCATTTGTGATTGTTCTTGTTCAAAAGACATATCAAATTGATTAAGATGTATTGGGAATTGTTGAACACCAACAACAGTAAATTCAGCGTCATAGAAGAATTCAACATTTTGCTGTTTAAGAATATAAAGTGCCCATACAGCTGCCATTACATGGTCATCATGTCTTCCTTTAGTAGCTCTATATGTAAATGTAGCACCAGTTTCAGCTTTTTCAAAATACTCTAGTTCAGTAAATAATTGTTTATTTCTAATAAGAATATTTAATTTAGGATGATCGAAATAATCTCTAAATGTTTGACAAGCATCAATTTTTAGTTTATTGTTACTTAAAATACCGAGTTTTCTATGACCAATAGATGCAACATTTTCATATTCATAAATTAAATGTAAGAATTCTACAACAGTATTTCCCATATTATTAGCTTCCACCATAATTGGAGCTTTATTATAAAGTAATCCAAGTTTAGCTAATAGATATGCTAGTTTTGCAGGAATAATTTTATTGTCACTAAAATAACATACTTCTGCAACTCTCTCAGTTGGATTAGTAATATCAAAAATTGAAATAACACTAAAGTCATTACCAGTACCATCAGCAGGATCACAGCCAATTACATAACATTTGTCACGATCTGGTTTTTCATACATTTCAATTTTAAATTCATGAATACTTAAATTAGTAGTATCTGGAGGATTTTCCGATAAAAACTTTCTTTTACGTGGTAATCCTTCAAGATTAACAAGTGTATATGTTGATCCCAAGAATTGATTTCCAAACTCTTGATTAAATTTCTTCATATCATAGTTAAATGATACTAATTGAGTTTCTTTCCATTCTTCATCTCGACCAGGTACATCCCACCAATCGATTTTAAAATCAGTCCAACGAACTTTATCTGTTCCTTTTCCAGTAACAGCACCGTTATATGTATCATAAAATAAGTTACCAGTACCATTAGGTGTTGAAACCATCACACATTTTGTATTTTTAGATGAAGAGATAATTGGATAAACAGATTCCCAAAGTTTATTCATAATATTAACTGGAATAAACGCAGCTTCATCAATAAGTAGGACGTTACAGGATTTTGAACGAGCTGAGTCAGCGGTTGTAGATGAACCTTGAATAATACAACCATTTGAAAGTTTAATTTTTCCTTTATTCCATTCAACAACACTAGGTTTTAACCATTTCGGTAATAACTCAAATGCTAAAGCTATACGTGACATAATCTCAAGTGCTGTTTCTTGTTTATTGGCAATGATAAGAATTCGTTTATCCTTATTAAAACACATTAACCAAGTAGCAAAAATACAATATGAAGTCGTTTTACCAGTTTGTCGAGCAGCTAATACAACTACACGATCATCATTAATCATTGTGTTAATTAATTCAGCCTGTTTTGGATAAGTCTTAATAATATGCTGACCTTTATCCAAACTAACAATTGTGTAATAATTTTCTGCGAAATAAATTGGATCCATCATACACTTTAAATATTCTTGAGATTTGAATAAATGAGTGTCATAAGGAAGAGGTACGGAACTATTCTCTGTTAGTCCATACATGTTTCTGTAGTTTAGTTGCTCGTAAGCGTCTTCTAAAAGTTGAAGGTGTTCTTCTCTGGTTTTCTCGCGATGTTCGTAAATTTCTTCAAAGTGAAGTTCTTCACGAGCCATTGGTTTAACCATGTCTATTTGCATCGTTAAATCTCCTATTTTTACCAAAAATTAAAATAGAGATAATTGATCATCCTCATTTGTTTGAGCTTGGTGGACTGATCGTTTTATCTCGTCAATGTCCGCGTCAGTTTCAATAGAAACAATTCGATTTCTATCTCCCTGACTTATATAATCAACAGAGACTTCATCATAATCATCAATAAAATTGTCTAATTGACCAAAATTTAGATGACCGACATGCTCATTGTTGAATTTCACGGTATATGAATTAATACTATTTTTAGTAATATTGATGTAATTTTTGTTTTTATGAGGAGGAACTTTAATTCCAAGTATATTTGCAGTAATACTTTTAATGATAGACCAGTTATTGGTATAACCGTCTCTATTAGCAATTAATTTTGCAGTTTTTAATGCTTTAACAACCTCGTTCTCATCATATATATCCAGTTCTTTTGCAAATTTCTTTGTAATATTTTCTGAAGTTATATTTTCCCATTCTTCTCTATCAAAAGATTCTGTTACAGGAACTTTAAAAGCTTCCATAATTTGATCGAATTTCTCGTTAAATTTTCCGCCTTTCATTTTCTTATAAATTCCCATAATGTATGCATAGTTTTTTCCCTTACCTGATTTTTTAGCTAATTTCTTAGCTTTTGACCATTTCTTTTCGTCAACACCTTTAGGCATTTTCTTGTTTATCCTTTAAAAACTTAAGCACATCTAATAAAATTTTATTCCACATATCATTTAGAATATTTGATGTTATTTTTTCACCGATATTAAATTGTTTATAAACACTAACATTATTAATAATATTATATCTACTAATATCAACGACAAATATATCGTCATCTAACATATATGTAGCAATTTGAAAAGAAATATTACTTTGATTAAAACGTAAATACAATACTTTTTCATCAAAATTTTCTCTTTTAATTGATATATCGTTTGGTTCTATAGCAACCAAATTATCTATAATTAAATTTTGAAGATCATTTACTAGAGTATCAGTTTTTTGTACTTCAATCGAAAAATCATCAAAATAAATTTTAAGATTTGTAACATCTCTATCAAGATTTTTAATGATATTATCAATTAATCCAGATTTTGTTAATTTAAAAGCTTCTTGTAATTCATGAAATTTCATTAAAATTTACTTCTTTTTGTTATTGGCTTTTAAAAATTTTTAATTTTGAATGTTGGAGCTTCATTAGCAGTAAAAGATAATTCTTCGATTTCATCTTTAGAAAACCAAAAACCTTGTGTTTCTTTACTACCTTTAAAATCAATTGGATTTTCCCATGTTCTTATATGACAATCTTCATCTTGAATTGTTAAAATTCCAACTAATAACATTCTATCGTTATAAACTAGAGCTTCAACTTCTTCGTTTTGTTCCAAAAAATGATTAAGACGTTTCCAATAATCATTCAAAGTTGGAAGTTTAAAAGCTTCTGAAAGTTCTTGTACTTTATTTAAAAATTTAGACATGTTAATCCTCTTTTGATTATTTATATATAAAGATCAAAAGTCTACACCAAATGTGGTGCTAGTGTCACTACGCTGTCGCTCCGTTGTCTACACCACAAGAGAATATTTCATCGAGCGAATGCAACTATAAGAAGAAGAGAGAAGAAGTGTCTCCAGACACCATACCCAACTAGCCAAACAACCATCCCTTATCGGGAGACCCAGGTCTAAATAATCCATTTTTCGTTAAAGTAAACTGGTTCTAGATCTTTTTTAAAATTTTATGAAAAAAAGTTATTTTTCTTAATCTAGAATAGCAATATTAATATCTTCATTATTTTTTCCAATCGTGAATACAGAATCGTTAACGTGTCCGATATGCTGCCACTTAGAAAACTTAATTTTTGAACGAAGATCATTTCCCTTAAATAAAATATCAAACTGATCAGCTATAAGATTTTCAATTTCTTCAACTGAATTAAAATCTTTATCACTTATTTCCCAAATATCATCAGATAACGCAAATAGACGATAAACAGTTTGGATTTCATCATCATATTCAGTATCTTTCATATCTTGACGAACAACAACGAATCCCCAATAGTTTTGTGGTGAAGCTTCTATTGAAGAGATAGATGTAATAATATCAATCTCATTTGTAAGTATATCGATTTTCCAGCGACCTAATGAAATATTTACAAATCTTTCTGGTGCATTTATATCAGTCATTTCAGCAATAAATCTTCCAAGTTTAGAAATTTTTGGATATTTAAATGCTTCCATTATTTCATTAAATTTTTCATTAAAGCTCATATATAATCCTTTAAAAGTTTTATTCTATTTATTTACTTTTACGAAAATTAGATTATATAATAAGGACGCGATAATTAACTAAATAGAGAGATGTATTAATATGGATGAATTGTCCAAAACCTTTCCAATGGATGATACCGAGTTTAATCGGTACTTTCCCTTTCCAAGCGCTCGTGATGGGCAAAGAGAAATTGTAGAAGAAATTCTTAATCATTACCGTGAAGGTAAACGAGCTGTAGTTTTATGTGCACCAACTGCTGTAGGTAAATCTGGTATTGCAACATTTTTTGCTCGTTACTTTGGTTCAGCATATATTTTAACTGGTCAAAAGACGCTTCAAAATCAATATATGAGCGATTTTAAAAAGATCGGTATGCGTATGATTAAAGGAAAATACAATTATAAATGTAAAATGAATCCCAAGCTTAAATGCGATATGGGAGTATGTGCATCAAGTAATGTCGATTGTTCAGATTGTACTTATACTGTTGCACGTGAAAATGCTTATTCATCACCGCTTACTGTATTTAACTATACGTATTTTTTAAATATGGTTCGTACTAGTTATAAACATCATTCATCAAGAGAATTTTTAGTTTTAGATGAATGTCATGGAGTTGAAGGTCAACTTATTGATTTCATGACAGTAAAACTTTCTGTCGATGACTTTAAAGAATTTGAAGTTAGAGGCATGGTTAAATTTCCAAAAGATTATCTTTCCGAAGATGAAAAATTTGAATGGCTATTTGGTCCAGCAAGATCATCGATTAAAACAACATTAGCATATGAACAATCTGAACTTGAAGATATGCATTTAGATGATCCAAATTATTATGATCAATCTAGGAAAGTTTCTTATTTAGATACATTAGTCTGCATGATAAACAGACTTGAAGAACAGATGCTTGGTAGTGGTTGTGATGGTGTATGTATTCAAAATAAAACATATGATATTACGTTCAAACCATTAAAAGCATCATCTTATGGTGATCATTTTCTACATTCTTACGGAGATAGAATATTAGCAATGTCAGCTACTGTTTTTGATAAAGATCAATTCTGTAGAGATGTAGGATTAGATCCTGAAGTAACTGCATTTGTATCATGTGATTCACCAATACCAACCGAGCGTCGTCTAGTATATGATTTGAACGCTGTAAGTTTATCTTATAAGAATAAGGAGAAGAATAAACCCTTACTCGCTGAGTTGGTATCGGATATCATGGAAATGCATGAAGGTCAACGTGGAATTATTCATACAGTTAGTTATGATATAGCTAAATACTTGATGGAAACTATTAATACTGATAGATTTGTAATGCCACGTGGAGAAACACGAGAAGATGAACTAGAAAAATTCATTAAAAGTGATAGAGAAGATTTAGTATTAATTTCTCCTTCACTAACTGAAGGTATATCTTTAGACGACGATCTAAGTAGATTTACGATCGTTTGTAAACTACCATATGGTAATATTGGTGACCCCTGGATCAAGAAAAGAATGAATTTGTCTCAGAGATGGTACAATAACGAAACTATTCAATCTTTAGTACAGATGACTGGTCGTAGTGTTAGAAGTGCTGATGATCATGCTGTTTCATATATTCTTGATAATAGCTTCCAATGGTTTTATAAGAATAACGGGTCCAGATTTCCAGATTGGTGGAAAAATTCACTTAGGAAAATGACATAATGGATGAATATGATATTGATAAAGAACTTGATTCTTTAATGGAAATTGGTGGTGCAGGAAATGCTGAATTTCCAAGCCATGTATCAGATGATACTAAAGATCTTTTTGATTCAGCAGAAAGTGTTTTAAGTGTTAGACTTAAAAAGTATAGTAATTCTGTTAGAGAATCTCTACTTCTTAATGATATGAATATCCATGAAAAAGCAATGGTTTCACCAGCAATTCATCATGGATTTGTTAATTGTTTGTTTGCTGAAAAACGTAAACTTAAACAACTTGAGAAGCTTGTTGAAGAAAAGGAAACAGAATATATTGAAAAATTCGGTCGTCCTGATATTCCAAGATATAAAACAGAACAACAAGCTAAAATGTGTGATGCTGTTGTAAAAATTAGAGATACAATTGAAGAACAAAAAGAAATTATTAGATACCTTGAAAGTATCTGTAATATGATGTCAAAATTTGGTTTCGATATTAAAAACTGTGTCGAAATGATGAAAATGATGTAAAGGAAAGAAAGAGATATGTTTAAAGTAATCTTGAAAAATATTATTGAAAAGACTATTCTTAGTGTAGATACTGGTAAATTGCCATCTAATAAAGCGGAAGAAATGACACATAGAATCGCTAAAACACAAGATGGTAAGAATGATTTTACTGTAGTTGCTGCTCGTCCTGATGGTAGTGTTGGTACTCATATTGAAACAACTGGTGGATTTGGCGTACTTAAAATTGATGCTGATAAAACCGTAACTGAAGCTACTGAATTTGGATCTTATCAAGTTTTTACTAAAGGTGAAAAGGTAGTTGCTTCTATTGATATTTGTTATATTGTTGGAATTATTGAAGAAAAATGATTTTATCCGTCAAGAAGACCAAAAATAGGCTGAAGATATCGTCGTCTAATTTGGAATTACTGAATTTCATACGGAGACGTCTTACAGTAAAAAATCCAAATTATCGCTTCACGCCTTATGGACAAGAAGAAGTTTCGTGCATCTCTCCGAGCTTCACTTTCATGAATGGTCTTCTATTCGATGTTCTCAAGGAGGCTAGACTCTATGATCCAGATGTTAAAATTGATCTTGGAGAAGCAAAAACATCTGCTATTCCTTTTTCAATTGATGTGGATGAGCTAGAACCTCCTGAGAACACCGTTTTTAAATATCGTGATTATCAACGTGAATCGATTGTACAGGGTTTAAAATTTGGAAGAGGAATATTTGAACTTGCAACCGGTGCAGGTAAGTCATTAGTAATTTATGGGCTCATTAAGAATATTTGGAAACATACTAGTAAGAAAAATGTTCTTGTATTAGTTCCAAATGTTCAGTTAGTAGCTCAAATGGCTTCCGATTTTATTGAATATGGCTGTGATCCATCAATAATTTGTAAATTTACTGCAACTATTGAAAGAAAGATTAGTCCAGTAGCCAATATAATTATATCTAATCGTAGTTGGTTAACAAAACATGCTGATGAGCTTCCAGATATTGATATTATGATCATTGATGAAGTTCATATGATGTCTGATTCTGGAAGCAAGACTTTTAAAATGGCAAATAAGATTAAAACTGAAGTTAGATTTGGTTTTACTGGTACGATGCCAGAATGGGCAATGTCAAAGTGGAATGTTATAGGTGTAACTGGTCAAATTCTTAAAATTAAGAGAGCTAGAGAATTACAAGATACTGGTTATGTAGCAAAAACAAAAATTGTTTCAGTTCGTTTTAAACATGAACGAAAACCTCAAACAGATCCTGAACTTACTGCTTTATTAAAAGAAGCACGTGCTGCTGAAGATGAAGATGCTGTTGGATTAATTAAATTAGAAATAGCAAAAGCTCGTTTTCCAACAGAATGGCGTTTCATTGAAGATTGTATGTTTACAAATCAATTTATGTTAAGAATGATGGCAAAATTTGATGGTAATACTATTATGTTATACGATCATGTTGAGCATGGAAATAAATTAAGAGAATATCTTGAGAAAATAGCTCCAGAAAAACAAATTTTTCTTATTGATGGTAGTACATCTGTCGATTATCGTGAAAATGTTAGAGTAGCTATGGAAGCTAGTGATAACTGTTTTTTACTTGGTAATAGTAAATGTGTAGCTGTGGGTATGAATGTAAAGAATATTAAAAATGTTGCATTTGGATTTTCTTCTGGATTAGCAGCATCCAAAATTATTCAGTCTATTGGCCGTGGATTACGTCTAAAAGATGGCAAGACACATGTCAGAATAATTGATTTTTATCATGAATTAAGATATTCTCAAGCACATTATACCGAAAGATTAAAACTATACGGTAAACATTACGGAATCAATTCTTCTGACATTGTTCAAAAATTTATTGATGTACAATACGGTAATGAATTATCTAATTTCTAGATTTACTCATTAATCCTTCAAGCTCTTCGTCACTAAATAATTCGAATCCTTTAATACCAAAATCATTTTTAATTTGGTCTTTAAATTCTTTAATAGAACCGTCGAAATCCATTTGTCCAATCAAGAATGTAATGGAATTTTTAAGATTCTTCAGATAGTATTCTGAGGCACCCATAGCTTCTGTTAAAGCTTGCTCATAGCTTTGTGTAAATTTACTCATCTTCAGTTCCTTCAAGCAATGACCCTTGATCATCAAAAAATTTGAATGTAATCAAACCATTTTTGACTTCCATCTCTATAAAGTACGGTGAAGCCGAAATTCTTCTTATATCTTCTTTATTGATTTTTGAATGTTGGTGTTGAGTAACCAATGAATGGTGATCACCATCTTCAAGAAACCAAAAAACAACTCTATCAAGTCTAGGATCATATTTCTTTATTCGATTTCTAATATCCTTGACAAGTTCAGTACCTTCTAGTCTTCGCCAGGTTGGCTTTTCGCGTACAGGTTCCTCTTTATCTTTATCATCTGCTTCTTCCTCAATAGAGGTATGTTCCTTAGCTTTCATTTCCCAAGGCATATCCTCATTAAGCATTTTTCTATATGCATTTAGATATTTTCTATCACTATTCATATCAAAAATTTCTCCATAAAGTATCGGTAGTATTTATAAATATCTAAAAGTAAATTCAGGATTAATATGACCATGAAAAAGTTTCTTGAATCATATAATAAAGCTCTAGATGATCTAGAAAATTTAGATGAAGCAATTAAGAAGACTGTTTCCAGAACAAAAGATGGGAAAGTTAATGTTTCATACAAATCTACTAGATCAGGTTATAGAGTAAAGAAAATTAAAGGTAGACCTGTCGAAGTTCGTATGTCACCAATTGAAAGACGACATCGTTCAGAAGCTGCTAAGAAAGCTGCTAAGAAACGTAAAAATAAGACTAAAGTTAAGAAAAGTCAAACACGCGTTAAGAAAAAGAAGTTACGTAAATAAAATGAAATTCGAAAATCTTAAACTTTTCCTAGAAACTAATGTTGCTGACGAAGAATTACTTAGATTATTTACTTCTAATGTTATTGATGCAGCTAATCAGCATGAAGCAAGACAAATTGCAGCTCAATATAAAGCTGTTTTAGAAGAGCCAGATTCAGATTATCATTATCTTGCCAAACCATATGAAGTTGTTATGAGACAAGCTGTGGGTTATTGGAAAGTTAATAAAAAGGCGCCAACTAAAGAGTGGCTTTTAGATAAGATGGAAGTAGCAAAGCAAAAATTTCTGTAAGACAATATTTATATTTTCAAAATAGAAAATCAAATTATTTATAAATAAATATGAAAACTAAAGAGGAGATTTCATAATGCCAATTAGACAAATTAATAGTCCTGGTGTTGAGATTCGTGAAATCGATAAAAGTCAGGCAACTCCTACTATTGTTGGAACTGGCGTACTCGTCATGGGTTATGCTAACAAAGGTGAAGCATATAATCCTGTTGATGTAATTTCGATCTCAGATCTGGAAACAAATTTCGGTAAACCAACCAATGAAGCCGAGAGATATTTTTATTATACCTGTAGCGAAGTTCTTAATGAGAACGGTAGTCTTGTTGCAGCTAAATTGCCATATAGTAATGACATGGATACTAAGTATAAGTACGTTTCTGTGAATGTAGATGGTGGTACTACACCTAATCAAGTAGATATTGCTACTGTATCTGCCGATCTTCCTGAGATCAGCGGTGCTGTTATTGAACTTGAAAGTACTTCTGCTACTCTTGCTAACTTTGTAAAAGTTACTGCTTCTACTGTTAGTGAAATTGATAGAGATGATTATGATGTTCTTGCTGCTGGTGGAACATTTGCTGATCCTGGTGGTGGCGAATTTGTAATTGTTAACGAACTTAAAGATACTCGTACTGGAGCAAAATTTGACGAAGGTTTATTCGTTACAGTTGTGGATCCAATTCACGGTATGCTTGCTCAACGTGCAATTGCAGATCCATCTACTCCTGATGCTGATATTATGAAAATTATAGCTGAGGGTGAACTTAGTGGTAGTACCTTTATTGATAATCTTTCTGCTACATACGCAGGATCTTCAATATCTGAAAATATGATGAATTATTTCCCTGCTATTGAGTTTGTTGACAATGGTACAAATATCTCTAATGAATTCAGTGATTATGTAACTGTTATTGTTTCAAAAACAGTTTCTAATCCTAATAGTAATGGAGATCTTAACGTTGTTATTCAAGAAGCATGGTCTGGTTCACTTAAAAATACTGCTATTGATACATCAACTGGTCAATCAACATATATCGGTGACGTAATTAATCGTAATTCAGTTTATATTAAATGGTATGCAACAAATCCATCTAATGCAACTACACTTGCTGGTAATATTGCTGATACTGATTGTTTCTATACTATTCCGCAAGATATTAGTCTTGCAACATTTACAGCAGCTGAAGCCGTTAAAACTATTGTTGGTCAAAGCGTTGTTCCTGATATGGAAATTGTAATGGAAAAAGTTGCTAATATTGATGATCGTCAGATTGATATTGTTGTTGATGGTGGACTTTCCACTATTTCACAGTTTGTTACTTCTGGTGTATTTGATCCAATTAATAAAGCTATTAGTCCTGGTGCATCATATCCAATTACAAGTTCTACTGATACATCTAAATGGCGTGCCGTTGCAACAGCAATTGATAATTTCTGTAAGAATGTTCGTAAAGATTGTATGGGTATTGTCGATGTTCCTCGTAACCTCGTACTTGATGCAGATAAAAAGTATATTAGAAAGACTGCTCCTACTCAGACTTTCTCTAATACCATTGCACCAAAACTTAAATTCTGTACTGGTCTAAACAGTAGCTATCTTGCAGCTTATTCAGATTGGACACGTGTTTTTGATACTCATAGTGGACTTGATGTCTGGCTTCCAGAATCTATTAAAGCAGCTGGAGTTTATATTCGTACCGATAGAGTTGGTAATATTTGGGATGCACCTGCAGGTGTTAATCGTGGTATTATGAATGGTGTTAATGACCTCGCCTTTAATCCACGTGAAAAAGAAGCATCGCAGTTGTATACTAAATCATTCAACTATGCTAAACAGTATCCGTTAGATGGTTTTGTACTTGAAGGTCAGAAAACCACACAAGTTAAACCATCTGCATTTGATCGCGTTAATGTTCGCCGTCTATTCCTTAGACTTGAACGTTTCGTATATCAAATTTCCAGATACTTTGTTATGGAACCAAATAATGTGTTCACACGTCGCCGCCTCGTTGCAGCAATTGAACCATTGTTCCAGACAATTAAGGCTGAAGGTGGATTATATGATTTCAGAATCGTATGTGATGAAACTAATAACACACCAACAGTTATTGATAATAATGAATTGAAAGTTGCAATCTTATTGAAACCTGTGCGTACAGCAGAGTTCATTTTAGTAGACTTTATTGCTACTAGAACAGATGCGAATTTCGATGAGTTTCTATAAAAACTAATAATTATAGGGGGTAGTTAGACTACCCCCGTTTTTGGAGAAAATAATGAGTAAATTTAAAACAATGTACAAAAAAACTATGACTGATCTTAAGAAACTTAAAGAAAGTTATGGTTATGAAATTGATGAAGATGAAGAATTAGATAGTGGTGGTATAGTTAGTACTAATGATGAAAATTTTCATAAAACACCAGTATTTAAAAAGGTAGTTAATGTAATTCAATCAATTGTAGGAAGTGAAGAACAAGAATCAGCTTGGTCTGGTCAGTTTGAAATTGAAGATTTACCTGAAGATATTGATTGGGCTACTGTTTTTGTAACTGATGAAGGTATACTTAATTGGGTCGTTAAAAAAGGTCCTGATGGTTATGCTGAATTAGAAGTAGAAGGTAATATTATTAAATGTGAAGATCCAGATGAATCATTCGAAATTTTCCAAGGATATTCTGATGTTGATGTTGACGGAGCATTAGCAACAAAACCTACTGAAGAAGTTAAAGAAAAATTTAAACTACCTTCAAAGAAAGTTATTGCTGCTAAGAAAAAAGAGTTCGAAGCATCAAAGAAAAACAAATAAAATTTAAATACATTGGTCATGTGTTTCGGGCGGCAAATTAATTTTTGCCGCCCGTTTACTTTTAAAAAATCATGATTATATATTACCAAACCTAAAAGGAATTTTTGAAATGGAAATTAAGCCGGTAGGTAGAAATATTTTAGTTGAAAAAGAAAAAGTAGAATCTAATATGGAAGGTGGAATTTATCTTCCAGATTCAGCAAATGATAATCAATCATTTGAGGCAGTTATTAAAGCTGTTGGAAGCGAAGGCCTTAGAGATGAAGATGGTCTTATTGAATTTAATGTTAAAGTAGGAGATAAAGTTCTCCTTTCTAAATATGAAGGTAACGAAGTTAAAGTTGGCGAAGAAGAATTAATGTTTGTAACAGAGAATGATATCTTAGCTATAATTTGAGGTAAAAAATGACTATCCTATATTTAACCACATTAATAGTCTGTCTATTAATTGGTGCTACAGTAATTGCAGTTGGCGCAAAATATATTATAGATGGAATCAAAATGGATAAACCAGAACCAACAGGATATAATGGAGAAGATTTAAATGAATCATGAAGGTTTTATAAAAGAATTACAAGATGTACCAATGGGTCAGGAAAATGAATGGGTTGAAGTTGATACAGTAGATATGACTGAAGAACAATTTGAAAGATTTGAAGGTGATGATCAACCAGTTGTTCAACCAGATGATAGTCAACTTGGACAAATGTTGCAAATGTTGCAAAAGAAACGTCGTTTTACTGAAATGAAAGAAGCTAAAGCGTTAGTTAAGAAAACTAAAAATCGTGTAAAAAATAAGCAGGCAAGAAAAGCTCGTAAGAAAAATCGAAAGTAAATAAATAGTATTAATGACTATTTAGGAGTTTAATAATGTCTAACAAAGTTTATAAACAAGCATATAGAGAAATGCTTTTAGAAAATGAACAAGGTGCAGTTACACCAGAAAAACCAGCTGCTCCAGTTCAAAAAACTACAAATTCTGAACTTACAACTTCAAATGAAACTTCATGGGAAAAAGTTCCAGAAAACGCTGAAGAAATTAAAGCTGAAATTATTACTTCTGTTTCTAGTATTACAGGAAACGAAAATTCTCAGGCTTATAAATCAAAAAATCGTTCTGGTAATGATCAGATAATGTTTGAAATGGATATTGAAGTGCTACGCACAGAAGATATTCAAGAACTTATTAAAAATGGTATGGCTGCTGTTTATTTTAAAGATGGTATTGTATGGCCTGTTTTTGTTGGTGAAGTACTTTCTCAGCAAGAAATGGAAGATACTAAACCTGATAAACCGCTTCCTGATACTGATAATGATTTTAATAAACCAAGTCCATCTCCTGAACAAAAATCAGTAGAACCAGAAAAGAACGAAGAAGCACCTAAAACGAGCGAATAAAGAATGAAGTTTTCTAGAGAATTGAGAAAAATTGCTGAAGTAATTGACGAAGCAATATGTGAAGATTTTGTATCTTTCCAAATGGTTGGAAATACAGGTGATGTTTATTTTCTCCGTAATGTAGAAACAGGAAAAGAACCAAAAGTTATTGATAATTTTTCCAATAATGATTATTGGGATGCTTTTGCTGGTAATGATGAACATGTTATAGAAAATGATTTTGATTGGAAAAAAATTGGTGATGAAATGCCAATGATATCTTTCCGTTTAGAAAAGATGTCAGTTAGAGATCAAAAATTACATGTTATTACAGGTCCATCTATTTCAAATCTTGCGATTCAAATGGATAATATTATCTTCGATATTTTTGAAGAACATGGTGAAAAAGTTAATGTTGGTAATTTTTATGATCAAGATTTTTATACAAAAGTTTTGATGGAATCACAAAAAATTGCAATTAATTCAAAACGTGGTCCATGTACTGCAATTTTGACACCATTCAAATTTGAACCAGATTATAAAATTATGAAAGATCGTTATGTCGATTGTGGTAGAAAAAATATTGTAATGACTTTTAAAGGTATAACATGTTATGATGCTGCAATTGTGGTTGTTCCAACATCATTAACTGAAAAAAGTGACTTCGGGAGAGTTACAGAAGTCTCTATGTCATTTTATGCAATTCCAGTAAATGTTGATAAATACGCAAGAATTTTAATTACTTAGGTGCTTGTTGTTGCTGTTGTTGAGGTGGCATCATTGAATGTTTCTTAAAATCTTCAAAAGACATTGATTTATGAACTTCAACTTTATCAATAGTATGTTTTGGAAGTGATTTTTCATTAATTTTCTTTGAGTATACAATAATGTTATACAGGCGTTTCGACGTCTGTATTTCTATTGTATTCTTGATTTGAATATCATTAAAATGATATAATCTTCGCCACTGAGCTTCTCTAACAACTTCATAATTTTCCATTTTTGTACGAAGTTCAATATTTTGATCTTTTAAATTATCAATAGTAGTAAAAATCCATGTTCCAGCGCCAACCACAATAGTTCCAATTGCTCCAGTTAAGCCCCACTTTTTGAGAAACGCCCAAATTTTTGATGTTGGTTTTGTTTCAGTTTTATCGTTCGACATAATGGTTCTCCTTTTCATATTTATAAATAAATCTATTATGATAAAAAGAGGTAATCGTAATGAGTAAATTTAATAAAAGATATAAAGAGATTTTAGAAAGTCTTATAAATGAAGAACTAACAGATCAACAAGAATTTGTTAGAAATAATGTTACTACTCTTGATGCAGATGTAGTTGCCCAAACATTGGGTGGAGAAGCAACATCTGAAAACGCATATAAAATTGTTAATGATTTTATTGAAGATCTTCCAGAAGAAGTTATAGATAGATTAGCTATTTTAATTAGAACTGATGAAACATCAAGTGATGATGAACAAGTTTTTAATAATCTATTGAATAAATTTGACGAAAGTCCTAACTTTAATGTTATGGAAATGAGTCCTGCTGCTTATGCGGATCCTGATGTTCCTGCTGGTGAAGCTGCAAAGAAATATATGATAGTTACTTGGTCTGAAGATAGAATTAAAGATTGGCTTGGACCTGCTGCTGACGACGAAGATGAAGTAGCTGAAGCACAAGCTCATCATTATGAAATTACTATTTCTGATGGAATGGTAAGACTTGAAAGAGCAGATATTCCTGTTGGAATTAACGAGCTTGAAATTGAAATTATGGATTTCATCCAGGATGCTGGATATGAAATTATAAATGTTGAGTAGTTGGCGGAAGTGGTGGGACTCAAACCCACAAACCCTTATGGATTTACTTGTTTTCGAAACAAGCTCCTCATTCAGCCGGATCACTTCCGTTTAACAAATAACTTACAATGACACTGTCCCTTTTTGTTGATGTCATCTAAATGATTATCACAGGGACAGCGGTTTTCTTCACACCTTATTGCACAGCAAGGACAATGTCCTTCGTTACGATTAATTGCATCAATAATTTTGATTGCATTTGGTGACATGTCAATTCCATTGTTTTCACAATGTTTTAACGCTTTTTCATAAGTAATATATTGTTTCATAAGAAAAATTGGCAGTCCCAGACAGAGTCGAACTGTCACCAACCGGACCAGAACCGGTCGCACTACCATTATGCTATGGGACAATGTTATTGGCGGAAGTAGGAGGTGTCGATCCCCAATGACAATGCATCCAACTGTTTTCAAGACAGTGCTTACGGCCGCGTAAGATCTACTTCCATTTATTTTTTACTTCTAATGGTTTTATTCCATTCAATAATTAGTAGATAGATATTTTTATGATAAATAATATCTTTTCCACATTTAGGACATACCGCCATTAAATTTCCATCAGATGTTCTAGCGATTGTTGGACTACTACCACAAGAACAAATATCCATTAACATTAATGTTTCTAAATATTCTAAACTCATATGACTTCTCCCTTTTCATATGATATTTATAATTTGGCGGAGAGTAAGGGATCTGCCCCCTTGAGACAATAAAGCCTTACCCGCTTTCCAGGCGAGCTCCTCGTGCTATCCGGACACTCTCCAAATTAAAGATATCTATCTACAATATAATCAACAAACTTACAGTACATTCCATATATCCAAATTATAGTATATAAAATACCACCGCCAGCAATTACAGCAAATATTGTTTCAATCATTTTAATTTCTCAATTTATATTATTTTAAGTTTTCATCTTTGGTAGCCCACCTCGGGGTCGAACCGAGAAACCCTGGATTTTAAGTCCAGTCCATATGCCAATTCTGGTAGTAGGCCAATTTGGTACTTCCGGAGGGATTCGAACCCTCAAACCGATCGGTGCGGCATTTTAAGTGCCGTGTGTATGCCAATTCCACCACGGAAGCATTTAAAAGATCGTTTTGACCAGGCTGGGACGATCAACCCTTGATAGACTCTTTCGAGCTCTTGGCGGAAAGAGGAGGAATCAAACCCCAATGCTTGCGCATCCAACCGGGTAGCAACCGGTGTCCATCATCATCAGGAATCACTTTCCAAAATATGCGAACCTTCATACAAATCTTGCAATAACCGAGCGGTGGCGAAATTATTCTCAAATCATCTTCAGTCCGACTCATTGATTGAACATAACTAGTATTTATTCTGAATTAAATCCACCTTCAGCCAGGAGCAACCCTCGCTATCAGCATTTCCACGGCTCTCTAACCGGGCGCTACTCGTTAATCCAGTTCGCTGGTGCACCAAGAGAGATTCGAACTCTCATGACCTTTCGGCCACTACCTCCTCAAGGTAGCGTGTCTGCCAATTCCACCATTGGTGCAACTTGGTACTCCGACTCGGATTCGAACCGAGAAATACACGCGTTTGAAACGTGGTGCTTTGCCGTTTACTACCGGAGCAATTAAAAGTTTGGTGCACACCGGTTGGATTTTAACCAACAAAGTTCAGTCAGAACGACTAATTTACGGACTATAGTTGACTAACCTATAATCAGGATCCTTTAGTCTGGCTTTTACAATTACCACTACGGCTGCTTGGTACCTCGAGAGGGGGTCGAACCCTCAAAATCTTCCGGGCCTAAACCGGACGGCTTTGCCAAATTGCCCACCGAGGTATTTAAATTTGGAAACGGTACCCGGACTCGAACCGGGAATAACAGGATCAAAGCCTGTTGTGTTACCATTACACTATACCGTCATATATTGGCATGTCAGGTAGGATTCGAACCTACAGTGAAGAATTACCTTCGCCGGTTTTGGAGACCGGGGCCATACCATTTGACGACTGACATGTTTTAATTTCTAATTTTCAAAGATCACTTTTGGTGGCTAGGGACGGATTCGAACCGCCACAGCATATGCGGGACTTTTACAGAGTCTTGAACTCACCAATGTTCAGCCTAGCCATTTGGTGGTGCGGGTAGGAATCGAACCTACGATGTTTCTAATGTAACTGTTTTACAGACAGCGTCCTTCGCCGCTTGGATACCACACCATATTTAAGAATTTGCCCAATAAAAAAGGCGAGCTTTGTAGCTCGCCAGTAACCGGGGGGAGATTATTTAATATCCATTTTAGTCACAGCGAGCTTGCATTAGCGAATAGCTCCAAGATTGGAGTTGACTAAGTAAATATTGCTGTGATAAAATGTTCATATTAGTTTCCTAAAATTCTTAAGTTTATTTATAACTTTTCAATTATTTTTTCGTTGTTATAATATAACCTAAAAACTATAAAAGTATAGTAGCTTTAAATAAATTTTTAACTCCTTACATTTTATTTAAATATGCGTTAGCTATTCGAGGTTTAAGTTTATTTAATGCTTTATTAAGATCTGAACCTCTAATAATTCCTGGTCTTTCATAGACTATAGTTTCATTACCAGCTTTAATACTGGAAAATCTAACTTTTACTAAATCTTCAGTAACAATAACTTCTAAAAATATAATAATTGGCGTTTTGATAAAATTATCTGCTTTATCCCTATAAGATACTGTAGTTACAATTTGTGGTAGGCCCCCACCACGATTAACTAATTCATTTGGTTTAATTTTATCTTTTATTTTAGCTAAAATCAACTGTTTAATTTCAGTAGGTAATAATTCATCTTCAGTTGACATAACAAAATCATCAACTTGAATTTCATCAAATTCACTAAAAAACTTATCATATAACTTATTAAAAGTTGGAACTTTAAAAGCTTCTGTTAATTTACAAAATTTCATTATATTTTGTTCCTTTTGTGTTTATTTATTATAATGGATAAGAAAACTCTACTTGCTGATTTTTATATGTATGAATTCATTTGTCAATATGGAAAAACAGATGATGAAATACTTGAATTTGATCTTCGTGAAGAAGTTATTGAATTTTTAGATGATTTTAAATATGAGTTAAAAACCATTTTAGAATATTCAATAGTTCATGAATTATCACACATATGGTGGGAAACATGTGATTATAATGGACTTCAATTACCATCTTTAGGTGGTGATCGTTATTATGTAGAACAACATATTTCTGATGAAAGTGCTATTATTTTACAAGATTTCTTAGATGAATATAAACGTTTTCTTCCTAAATATGAATTTGATAAAGAATTAGAAGGTGTAGATAGAGCATGGGCTTATAAGCGTGTTTTAGATGCTCCAGAAAATGTTTGTACATTTATTAGAGATACTAAAACATTGTTTTCAAGACTTGAATGGAGACATAATTTTGGTGGTAAAAAATGGAAAGATATAGCAGAAGCATATTTAAGACTTTTAGATGCAGAAGATTATCTTCTTGATAATCAACTTAATATTTTTACTGAGATAGATAGAATTTTAGATCTACAGCATAATACTAATACAATATTTAATAAGATTCCAAGCTATAAAGATGAAAATTCTTATAATTGGTTAACTGAATTTCTTAACTTCAAAAGAGATCTAAAAGATCCATGGGAACTCTATAAATACTGTGGGAAATCTAAAAAGTTAGCAGCTAAAAAGTTAAAAAAATTAGGATTTGGTACAAAAGAGGAAAAAGAAGAAATGTCACTACCACCAAAAGTACAAGAACAATTAGATCGTTTAGACCAACAAGATTGGTCATTGGCAAAAGGTGTTATAACTAATGTTGTAGATGTTGATGCAAGTCATTTAAAAGAAATGTTAGATGAAAAATTTGATTTTTCAGATATTGTCGAAAAATTGAAAAATTCATTAGATAAATTTACAGAACTTCAAGAAAAGGTTGGAAATACTAGTGATGAATTTTCTGAAACGATTAACTATGTTGGAGATAATTTTGATGATTTAAGTTCTGGAATAGCAGATTCTATAGAAACTTTAGAATCTAATTTAAAAGAAGTTAATGATACAATAACTGAACATCTTATACGTCATACTGAAATAATTGATAATATTGAGAATCAAATTAAAATCAATACTAACAAAATTGAATCTTATTTAGAAGAACAAAAATCTGAACTTCGTGAATATATTAAAGAACAAATTGCAACTGTAGATCCAGCTTTTAGAACTACATATGAATTACTTGATGAAATTTACGAAGCTATTACCACACCTTGGTATAAAAAACTTATAAATATGATAAAGAAGATATTTGTATGAGTAATTTTAAAACACAAGTAATGCGTAATGCCGTTAAGATTCAGACGAAATTTAATCGTGATATAACTGAAGGCTGGAATCTTCTCTTATCCGGAAAAGATAATGATGAAGTTAGTTTTATTGTGTTAATTGATGATGGAACAAAACTTACCGGAACAATGTCTCTTACTGGTAAAGATATTATGATTGAATGGGAATCTGATGTTAAATTTTCACTTGAAGGTCTTACATTTGGTGAAGATCTTGAAGAAGCTCTTACAGAAATGGTTACACTAATTAGGATTGAAAAATACAATGAAGAAATTTTATAAAGTTTTTGAAAAAGTTTCAACAAGCTTAAGAGCTGAACAATCACCTAAAGATTCAGTTTTAGACGATGTACAAATTGGAGATAAATATTTTTGGCTTGTTAAAAGCGGAAATACTTATAAAGTAGAACAAAGACAAGCTCCTTCTGCAAATGATCCAAAATTTGAAAAATCTAAGAAGGAACTTTATAGTGGTGATGAAAAAACAGCAAAAGAAAAATTCAGCGAATTTTCATACAAAGCTATTCAGGATTTATAAGATCCTCGTCCAAACCATTTTACTGCGTAGTACATTACAGTTCTTCGCCAAGGTTTTACACCATCAATTTTCATAATATCTAAGAAAATTAAGTCCGCTTTTTCTTTAGTTAGTTTGTGACTTACATAAAGATAATCATGTACTAATGCTGCTCTAGCATAATTTCCCATATAAGGATGTCCAACAAATGGCCAGAAAATTTTGGGAATACTAGCTCCATCCATAATAAAACCCTTTGGTACAAGTACTGTATCTCCGTCGTCAGAAGTATAAGTAACTTCAGAATTTGTTTTCCATTTACGTTTATTAGATGTAGGTGAAATGTCTAATTCGCCGTTAATGTGTCCCATGATATAATCTCCTCTAATAATGATATTTATAAGTTTACATGTTTAAAAACGTGATTATAAATTAATATAGATTTTATAAATAATTTATAAAAGGGAGTAAATTATAATGAACGATGAAAACTACATTTCTGATGAACAATTAAATCAAATTCTTGTCGATTATCAAAAACAACAAACAATTGAGACTATGACGGGTCCAGCAATTTCATTTGTAATGCATATTGTAATGTTAATATTATGTATTACATTTATTCTAACTAATACAAAATCTCCAGAACCTCCAATAGTAGCTAAAACAATTGTTCTTGAAGAAATTGTTCTTGATAAAGAAATAGAAGATGAAGTAATTGAAATTGAACAAGAAATAACTGAAGATGATCTATTTTCAGAAACTTTAGAAGCACCTAAAGAAGAAATTGTTTCAGAAGATTCAAGTCCTGAAGATATTAATGATGCCCCAGCTGAAACTGCAGATGATTCAGATATGCAAGATGTTTTAGATATTGTAAATAACAATAGCATTTGTCATTTTCCTAGTACAATGGGTGGACGTAATCCAAATGGAAGAAAACGTGGTGTTAGAGATGGCGGTGGATCAATTCGAGGTCAAGCATCTGTAGTTGGTGCATTACGTTGGTTAGCAAGTGTTCAAAATCAAAATGGTTCATGGGGAGAAGGAAAAGGATTTTCTGTTGATAGTGGACATCCTGGTCACACTGGTTTAGCTCTTTTAGTTTTTCTTGCACATGGTGAAACTCCGCTTTCAGAAAAATATGGAACTCATGTTCAGAAAGCAATGAGATGGCTTTCTAATTATGGAAATCAAAGCGATTTAAATGTTAAACGCCGTCCAATGGGATATGCTCATGGAATCGCTACTTATGCTATTTCAGAAGCATATGCTATGACTAAAATTCCATTTATGCAAACAGCTATGGAAAACTGTATAGATAAAATTATTGAAGGTCAAATGGGAAATGGAGGATTTGGCTATGGATATACTAGTGGATCACGTTGGGATATTTCTGTTGCTGGTTGGAATATTCAAGCTTTAAAAGCGGCTCGTATGGCTGGATGTCATAATGAAAAACTTTCATCATCAATTAAAAAATCAGTAAGTTTTCTCAAAACTACTAGCTATAATGGATCTGGTAATTTTGCATATGCTGGAGATAAAAAACAATCTCGTCCTAATATGGGTGGAATTGGAACACTTTGTTTACAATTATTAGGTGAAGGTAATTCTAAACAAGTTCAAGAAGGTTATCAAAGAATTATCAAAACACGTTTAGAAGAATATCAAAAAGTTATGAAAGATCCATCTAAATGGAAAAGTATTGGAAGTCATTCTCTATACGGTTGGTATTATGATACACAAGTTGTTTACAATATGAAAAATAAAAATCGTAAACAATGGAAAGAATGGAGAAAAGCTTTTGAAACTGTTTTGATTAAATCACAACATAATGAGGGATATTGGGAAACAACTGGACATGGAACAGGTGCTAATACTTCGGGAAGAGTTCTTTCAACTTGCTGGGCAGCACTTCAATTAGAAGTTTATTATCGATATCTTCCATCGTTTGATTCATCTAAATTTGAAACAATCACTGAAGATGATTTAATAATTGAATTATAATTCTTCTTCTATTTACTTAAAGTTATAAATAATTCTGATCCAAAAAATATAAAGGGTATACATACCCTTAAGGCTTCGGCCTAAGCGAGAGCTAAGATTAATTCTAATATGATGGAGAAGAAAAATGCCTTATCACTCTACTAAACACGGCAGAGCTGAATATAATCGTTTTATGCAACTAACTTCTGGAGCATATTTAAATATACGTTCTGAAGAAGGTGGAGATGAAGTTCCTTTAGTTGATCAACGTTATGCACAGCTTGTCTACCAAGTTAATAGTACAACAATTTCTGGTAACGTTGGAATTGATGGCGTTACTATTACAAGCGGCGCACTTAATGTGTATGACGAAAATGTCTTAAATGAAATAAGTGCAATTAATTCAAAAATTGATCCGCAAGTTCAATCACTTATTCGCTATGATGGTGACTATACTTATATTATGAACTCTCTTCCTGGTACTGCAACATCTGGTGAAACATCATGGCGTATTAAACGTGTCTATGATGGTACAGAAACAACTATAATGTATGCAGAAGGTAGTGATGCGTTTGATAAAGCTGCATCTGGTTATCTATCTTATAACTATACTTTTAAAGTTTAAGGAGGTTTTTGATGGATAAATTAAGACCTGTTGTAAATATTACATTAGACGAAAACGTTGAACTACATACTCACTCAGAAGTTATTAATAACTGGCAAGATATTCAAATATTATCTGGTGGAACAGCTAGTGAAGTAAGATATATTTCAGGTGTTGTAGATGATAATACAGCCGATATCGCACAAATTATTGATGGCGATATTGTAATGACTGGGAATAAGAATATATATGGTAATGTTACTGTATATGGTTCTTTTTATGCGCTTTCTGCTGTCATTATTACTACTGAAGAATTTGCTTTAAGTTCTAATTTTATTGATCTTAATAATAATTGGACATCAGGTATTCCATTAGAAGATGCAGGTATTCGTGTTATTCGTGGAGATGAACCTTCTTCAGAACTTCGTTGGAACGAATCTGGCGATTATTGGGAGGCTGGAGAAGCAGGTTCTTTAGAACGACTTGTCACTTCAGGAGATATTGATGAAATTTCTCATAGTAATCTTAATGATTTAGAATGGTCTAATGCTGGTCATACAATTGATGAAGATGTTTACTTTGGTAGTAATGATCTTTCTGGTGTAGGTGGAGTATTCTTCGATATTACGGATATACATGAACATGAGGGTGAAGGACTTGTACACTGGAATCCAGACGAACAAACATTAGATGTTCATACTGGGTTAGGGCCTATTCTTCAAGTTGGTCAAGAAATTCATACCCTCGTTTATAATAATACTCAAAGTATTATTCCAAATGGTACTGTAATTTATCCAACTGGTATTATCAATAATAAGCCAGCTGTTTCACCAGCAACTGCTGAAACACATGAAGGATTTACTTTAGGTGTTGCTGTAGCTACTATGGATATTCCTCTTAGTGGAGATGGAATTGGTATTGTTGCTCGTGCAGGTGCTGTTCGTGATTTAGATACTACTTCTTTGACTCCAGGTGCTCCAGTTTATTTATCACCTCTAAGCGGTGGTGTTCTTACTAGCACTAGACCAGAATTCCCTAATTATGTAGTTCAGATTGGTGGTTGCTTTGAATCACATCCAACTTCAGGTGCTATTGAGTTAGAAATTGATGCTGACCAAGAAGATACATTTGCAAATGCGTTTAATGGAAGTTTCAGGGAAAGTATCGATTTCTTAGTAGATTCTGATGGAACTAATGTATCAGGTTTCTTAACGCCGTCTAATGGCAATGTAGACATGACAATGTGTTTCTCTGATGGTTTTAGTCTTTTAGATACTTCCCCATTTGCATATGTTGCGCTTACTCCAGGTACAGATACTAACCCACAACGCAACTATGTGTATATTACTAAAGATAATAAGTATCTTGAAGTTAGTACGTCGTCATGGCCCGATTCTTCAACTGAACATATTAAAGTTGCAGATATCATTCTTATGAGTGCTGCAACAACTCAGACTGATGATGCGCTTAAGAATCAAAACTGGAATGATCACGTTCGTGGCGTTGACGGTAATGGACATATTGTTCATATTGCTGAAGCGCTTCGTAGAAAAGTTGGAGCAACTTGGTTAAACGGTACAGCTGGCTCTGCCACAGTTAGTGGTACACCTTCTGATGTTCTAATTAGTGTTACGGGTGGTAATATAATGCAGATGCATCAACAAACATTTCCTGCATTATCAAATCCTTCAGATGACTTGCATATCGTTAATAACTTTACGACACCGTATGCACGAGTATCTAATTTAAATACTCAGACTTCTGATGCTCTTGGTAATACTCTAGCAAATAGCTCGTTCTCAGTAGTTTTATGGGGAATTGCTAACAAGACTGGCGAAACATCTCATATGATGATTAACTTACCTACTGATTCATATGCTAAAAACGATCCAGATTCTGCAGTATCAGATGCTTTGAATTATTCTGTATACTCAATTCCAAATGAATTCCAAAGCGTTGGATTTCTTATTGCAAGATTTACATTTATTCTTGAAGCTAATGGCACTACTTGGACTCTCTATGATACTGAAGATCTTCGTGGTAAGATTCCAAATAGTACTGCCGGTGGTGGAGCAGGTGGAACTGGTGTAACAGATTTTACTGGCCTCACAGATACTCCAACTTCTTATAGTGGAGCTGGTGGATATTTAGTTCAAGTTAACGATGCTGAAAATGCAACGGAGTTTACAACAGATCCTACAGTTAATACTTTAGGAGTTGGTACTGCAACACAACTAAGCGGTGCATTACTAACTGTAGACGGTAGCGGTTATTTTGAAAATAATCTTATAGTTCAAGGCCAATCTTGGTCTGAAACAAGTACTCTTACAGATGCCGCATCTATTGCAACAGATTGTGATGATGGTAATGTTCATACAGTTACTTTGACTGCTAACCGAGCACTAGCAAATCCAACTAATCTTAAAGATGGTGCAACATATATTTGGATCATCAAACAGGATGGAACTGGTAGTAGAACTCTTACATATGGTTCAGCATTTAAGTTCCCAGGCGGATCAATACCAACTCTTACAACTGGTACTCCAAATGCCGTTGATATTTTGACGGGTGTTTCAGACGGAACTAATGTTTATTGTTCCATGCAATTCGATTTTAGTTAAGGAGTAGTTTATGTTTACGTTTCCCTTTACATTATTTACTATAGCGACACCTTGGACACCTGCCTCGTTAGCTACTACATTGTGGGTCGATCCTTCTGATGAAAGTTCTATCACAACGAACGCTTCAACTGATTCTTATGGTTGGGTTGCCGCTGAGATGGACGAGACCAATACATACAGAATGTTCGGTTTGAATTATGGCCCTAACGGTGGATCGAACGTTGGAGAAATTGATTATGCGATATACCCGTTTAACAATGGTAATGTTCTCGTATATGAGAGCGGCGTCAACAAAGGTATAAAGTCCACGTATGTGACAGGTGATGTTCTAATGGTACGAAAAAATGGTACTACAGTTGAATATCTTAAGAATGGTACTGTCATTTATACGTCATTAACATCGGCTACTGCCGGTGCTGATATGTATTTTGATTGTGCATTATACAGTAATGGTTGTACCTTGAAAGATGTTAAGTCCTCTTATGGTGATGTCATATTCACTGATGTTGTAGGGTGTTCTGTAACTGGTAATGACCTAACGAAGACTGCTAGTCAGAGTTGGGGTAATGCTGGTGCTTACTCTACTAACCCTGCATGTACATCTGGTAACTTTGTTAGTCAGATAGATGACAAAAGTGGTAACGATTATCACCTTACTAAGTCAGTCATTGAATCTGAACCTATGACAGGTATAAAGACTATTAATGGTCTTAATGCTTTATCATTTGATGGTGAAAGTAATATTCTAAGCAAGGCAAGTTTGAGCATAGACTGTGACGTGGTTGAGGCGTATGTCATATTTAGGAGCAGTAATTTATCTCTTGAAGACTCTGTAGGGCATATCTTCAACACAAGACCCGAAAACGCTACACAGGGCCGAAATAGGATTTCAGCGGATGGCACTGAACTATTCTCTAGGTTAGGTGGTACACTAAATACTAACGCTTCCGATGCAGACGCATTAACTGTTGATACTGAGTATCTAATCTCTAATTGGGGTGATACATCGGGCAATATATTATACGTCAATGGTTCTGAAGCCGCAAGTGCTGGAGCATATGATCAAGATGCTAATCATACTAGACTACAAGTTGGTGGCACGAACACTGCTGGTTTTGTCAGAGGTGTAATTGGAGAGTTGGTGTTCATAACGGGAACAAATCTGTCCACTGCTGACCGTCAAAAGCTCGAAGGCTATTTAGCTTGGAAGTGGGGATTACGATTCCAGTTACCAGACGATCACCCATACAGATATGATGGATCATTATTTGGTTATCCATATGATCTTAGCGATAGTGGTGAAGAACTTGCCGCTATATTCTTAACATTAAATAAAGGAATTTAAATTATGGCACAATTATACGTACTTGTAGAAGATGCAACAATAGACATTACAAATTGGAACACCCTTGGTTGGGAAGGAACTGCTGCTGGTGGTGGTGGTGGTCACTCTACTGGAAGTACTAACACAGGTTCCGGTGGAGGAGCAGGTGAATATGGAGCAGGATTCATTGATGTTTCTAGTGATACATCACTTTCAGGAGTTCTTGGTGCCGCAGGAACAGGAGGAATAAATGGAGGTGCCGTAGCAACTGCAGCCGCAGACACTACACTTGCAGGTGACGTTAGTAATAATCTACTCACCCTCACTGGTGGTGGTGGAGGGAATCTTAATGGCGCGGGTGGAACTGGTGGAACAGGTGGCAGTGGTGATGGTCGTCTTGCAGGTGGAACTGGACAAAATGCCTATTCTGGAGGAGCATCTAATGGTTGCGGAGGTGGAGGATACTCTCCGGGCAATCAATCTGGTCTTTCTAATGCTGGTTCTAATAGTGGAACAACCGACACCGATGCCGCTGAATACGCCGCATGGGGAGCAGGTGGTTCTGGTGGCGGTAACGAGGGTAACGGGTCAAAAGGTGGAGCCGCTAAACTCATAATTTGGAAAATAGATTAAGGACATTACATAGCTATTCATAGTTACTCGCCAAAAGATCGAAGGTTACCTCGCATGGAAGTGGGGTCTTGAAAATGACTTGCCGAGCGATCATCCGCACAAGAGTGCACCGCCAACAGTATAAATATCTAAAAGAAATACTTTAAAGGAAAACTATAATGACATATAATGTATCAAATGATGTTGGAATGGCTGAACGTAAACATTTCATACATATTCCATCAGCAGATTTTGCTGCAATTTCTCAGGGTTCTGATCAAGAAAATTTAGATTTAAGAAACTATGCGCAATTAGTATATACAGTAAATGCTAGTGCAAGCGGTGGTGGAGGCGGTGCTAGTATTGTTGGTCTTAATGGAACCGGTGATGTTGCGCTTTCCGGTGATCAATTGAAAGTTTACGATGGAGAATCTATTGCTCTTCTAACTCAAATCTCAAATGGAATTACTATTACTGACACTGTTCAAGTAAGTGCTGTTGGCATAAATGGAAATGGTGATGTTGCCCTTTCTGGCGATCAATTGAAAGTTTACGATGGAGAAGCGATTACAGAACTTCAATCAGTAAACACTGCCCTTGACACAATCAATTCAGGTATTAAATTCGGTGATTCACCATCTATCGATGCATTTGGTAGACTTCGTGTATCAGATCAATTAACCATATTTGATTCTAAACTTCTTTATGATAAACAACCTTTGTTTTGGGATGAAGAATTAAGTGGAACAGGAACTAGTACACATTCCGTCTCTGGTGCAAATGTGACCATGGGCGTTTCCGCTAATAACGATTATGTAATTAGACAGTCACGCCAACGTATGAATTATCAACCTGGAAAATCCCAACTAGTTCTAATGACTGGTGTTATGGGTGGTCCTACAGCTAATATTACTAAGAAAATTGGATATTTTTCAACATCAGTTTCCGGAGATTTCACTGAAAACATTGATGGAATTTGGTTTGAGTGCGACGGCGGTAATATGTATGTTAGAGCTGCCCAAAGCGGTGTAGATACAGTAAATGTTGCGCAAGCAAGTTGGAACATTGATCCAATGGACGGAAGTGGTCCTAGTGCGCATACTATTGACTGGACAAAATCTCAAATCTTCGTAATGGATTTCGAATGGTTAGGTGTTGGTCGTGTAAGATATGGATTAGTTAAAGACGGATTGGTTTATTACGTTCATCAGAACACTCAAGTTAATAATCATACTAATGTCTATATGTCATCTCCAAATCAGCCTCTACGATATGAAATTAGATCAACCGGTGGTACGGATGAATTGGTACATATTTGTGGATCAGTTGCATCAGAAGGTGGACAAACACAAAATGGATTTTTAAGATCTGTGAACACAGCTTCAGCAATTACAGTTGGTAGTGGAGCAACAGAAGGTCTCATAGGTATCAGACTTAAATCTGATAGACTAGGTGCATTTGTTACACCTTTACGTGTAGAGGTACTTAATCAATCTAATGCCGATGCTCGTTGGATATTAACTTTAGATCCAACTTTAGGTGGTACTGCACTAAGTTGGACATCACTTACTAATAGTTCAATTGAATATGCAGATGCAACAGATTCCGGTGATAATATCACAGTTTCTGATAATGGTACAATCATTGACCAAGGTTTCATTGAAAATAACAATAGTGGAACAATAACTGTTGCGTTAGAAACCTTCTTACACTTAGGATCAGCAATTGATGGTACACCAACTGAACTTTGGTTAATTGTAGAAGATTTTGGAGCTGGCGGTGACGCATACCGCGGTTCTATTACATTTAGAGATCAGGTTTAAATAAAGGAAATTAATAATGTCAGCAAATCAAACAACATTTTCAAACGATAGTGGAGTAGTTGATACAATTTCAACCGAATCTGTAGTAATTACTCGTCCTGGAACACATAGAGTTAAATATATTGTTATTTCAAATACTAGTGCTAATACTGGATGGTTTAAATTTGATGATTCAAATAGTTGGATATTACTTCCTGCTAGTACAACAATTACAATGAATAGAATTACAATGACAGCTGATTTAAAAGTTAAACCTGGATCTGGTGATCCAGATGTTTATGCAACTGTCTATTAAAAATTAAATCAAAAAAGCGGCTTTTCAAAAAGCCGCTTTTTTGTGTAAATATTTCAAATTTATGGAATATCAATCGGATCTCCAACACCATCAACTAATGTAAAGTTATCTACATTAACCTCATATGCATTTCCAATTATGTTGTTAATTCTAATAATGAATTTAGCAACTGAACTAGAAGTTGAAGCTGTAGTAATTACATTACTATCGTTACCTACACAGAAAGAGAAGTTATTACCAACCCTTTTCACAATCAGCGTATTAGCAGTATCACTTGTTGCTTGTGAGATTCCACTATCTCCTTCACCATAGTAATTTCCACCAAAATTGAAATGTATTCTATTCATAAAATGATAATTATTACTACTATCAATTATACCAACACCAATACCTGCACTACCTGGAAAATCATCACCTATCATTTGAACGACTTCGTAGTCCATGCTAACGGTAAAATCACCAGTAAGGAAACTAAAATCTATAAATAATTCTCCATTAGTTGAAACCGCCCCTGTAGAGATATTAAGCTTACTACCAGTTATTGTAAAGGTAGGTTCTGTACCATAGGATGTATATGCATTTTCCTGCCATGCCCATCGCCTATTCCAATTGGCATCTCCAACTACACCAGAATTATCACCTAATCCACTAAAGTCATCGTTTGCTGGAAATCCTGGTGGAGGTGGGGCCTCATAATATGCGATCCCACTATTACCAACTCGTAAAATGTTTCCACCACTTTTTAATAATTGTTTTGTCATTATGCTTCAATATCCTCGTTAGTTATAATTTCAATATAGTCTATATACTCTTCGTATGTTGAAGGTACAGGTAGACCTACTGCGTAACCATAAATATAAAATTTCCACGGTACTGGAGGATAGTAATTGTTTGTAGACAATGCGGTGTAATTGATACCGTCTGTGCTGTAAAGACACTCGGTATAGGTTCCTACACGAGTTATCCTTAAATAGTAGGACGTTGCAGTGAAAGGTAAAACTGGAGATGGATATGAATGTAGTGAGTCGCCGACACCTGATTTGTTTTCTCTACTAATAAACGGACCAGTCTCTGGGTCATCTACAGAAGGAGTCCATCCGATACTAAGGAAAATTCCTTCGCCACTTGGGAAACTAGCATTTTCATGCCGAGCCTTCACAGTGAACGTGAAATCTCCATCATAAGCATTTCCAATGTTATAACCATAATGACCTCCGAAATCGACAAAATTTGTTGCTAATTTTAATTCATCACTAACTACTAAAGTATCGTAATCATTATTATTTACACTTGGTGTATATCTAGCCAGTGAAACTGCATCTCCCCACGTAGTGGTACTACCAGGGCTTCCGTCAAAATTATCTCTTAACGTAAATGTTGGAGTTGGAGCTTCATAAAATACAAATCCATTAGAACCAGTTCTTAATATGTTTCCACCGCTTTTTAATAATTGTTTTGCCATTATGCTTCAATATCCTCGTTAGTTACAATTTCAATCCAATCATAGAATGACGTTGCCTCAAATCCAAAATAGCTACCAAAGAGTCCAAGGTAGTATGTTCCAGCAAAAGAAGCTGTGTACGTAGATAATTCGTTATACGTTACGTTATCTGTGCTATATTCCATCCAAGTATTGATCCCTTCTCTTCTTATTCTAAGATAGAAAGATGTAGGAGCAAATGCGATGCTACCGCCTTGACTTCGCAACTCCCTTGTAGCTCCATTACCATACATTGAAATATAGGTATTTTGTGGACCATCTATTGCATTATAGGCGAGCTGTATTCCACAGAATGAAGATTCTCCGCCAGTTCCATTAACCGTATATCGACATTTAGCTGTCATAGTGAAGTCTCCGTTAAAACCATTACCAATACCGATATTATACTGACCTACAAAAGTATTATATGCTACTGAAAGTTCTTCTCCGCCAACTACTGAAATTGAATAACCACTGTTGCTTCCAGCTTCAGTGTATCTAGCTAACCATACTGCATCTCCATAAGACGTGGTACTTCCAGCAGTCCCATCAAAATCATCTCTTAATGTAAATGTTGGTAATGGTGGAGGTGGAATTATTAGATCAAAAGGCGATCCACCTAAATTCAATGATCTTCCGTTTTTGTCGTATAATAAACCCATGTTAATTCCTTATGTACGAGGTATATATTTAGGATTACCATTCCCATCAAGAACAGTAATACTATCAATAGTCATTTCTTTAGTAGAACCAGATTGATTTGCCAAATGAATGAAGATAGTTTCATTAATAGGAGTTAATTCCCCGTCTATTAAATTACCAAGATGTGTCCAACCAGATCCTTCATCATATTCAGCTACCCAAATGGTACCATTATGTCTAACGCGAAGTGAACAATTTGTACCATTAAATGCTGTAGGAACACCATCAAGAGCAATGTTCTGACCACCGGCAACTCTGCCTGCACTAATTCGATATTCTGTAACTCCAATTTCTAATTCCCACGTGAAATAAATATCATTAGATCCATCATTCGGAATAGTAATATTATTTATTTGAAATGTTCCTATGGGCGTATCGTCCATATTAGCTTCAATTCTACCTTTATTGGTATTCCCACCATTACTTCTCAAAACTAGTTTATCATTTTCAATTAAAACATTCGACACGGTGCCTTGTGCAGTCCAACGTCTATTCCAATTATCATCTCCAACAACACTTGAATTATGTCCAACACCATTAAAAAAATCACTAAGAGGAAAATATCTTTGGAACGAAAGTATTCCACTTCCCAAATTAATTGGCTTTCCAGCCTTTGTTCTAAAAATTGCCATGTTAAATCCTTTTAGTCTATTTATGATATTCCGTATTTATTCATAAGAATAGATTCAATAGTTTCCATACTATCTAAAGTATCTCTAATAAGAATTCCACCAATATTATCACTCCAATAATTACCCTCAATTCCAGGATCGCTTCCATCTCCCATTTCTAAATCAAATGTATTGGTAACATCAAGTACTGATGTTGGATTTTGTGATGAACTAAATACTTCTTCAGTACCATTGATGCGAAGTCTGAGTCCGGTAGAACCATCTCGGATAGCAGTAATAAGTTTTATATTACCATCATCAATCTCATTAGTAGAAGCCGCATAACTTCTAGTTCCAGATCCATCTGAACATTCAAAAAATACTAATCCAGTTGCACTCATATTAAGTAAGAATCCGTCTTCATTTCCTCCAGTGAGATCATATTTTTCAATAATAGTTTCTGTTCTTGAAGTAACCGTTCTTCGCACAATTGCAAATATTACAAATGTGTCAGTTCCAAAATCCATATTAGTAAGATTCGCATTTGCTACACTCATAGAATCATTTATGCCATCAAAACTTTCTACGGCCAAAGTCGTAATTTCGTTACTAGGTTTGTATAATGGTTGTTTAGAACTATCTGTTTGAGTAATATCATTTTCGTTAGTGCTAATATCTGGAATAATTGGAGTTTCACCAGTATCCGTATTAACGTAAAGTGTTTCATTACTACCATTAAGAATAGCCTCTTCAAAATGTGCATTAAATGTCGGAGAACCATCATCATTATATGTTTTAAGAGTTATTCCAGTATAGTCTGATGAATTAGTTCCAGACGCCATTGTTATCCATGCAGAGCCATTCCATCTTTCTGCATATAAAGTCGTTCCAGTTCTGCGCCAGCGTACTTTATCGGTTGTTAAATCAGCTACGTCTGTATTGTAAATAGTTTGTGAACTATTTACTCGAATAACATATTGTGTAGTAGAACTAGTCTTTTGATAGAAAATATCACAAGCTCCACCAGAAGCCATTAGAGCATCAGTTCCTATTGCTATTGATGATGATGGAGAAAATATATTGTCCCATGACCAATCAACTTCTTGTGTAAAGTCTTCAGAATATGCAAGCGTAGGTCTAGTAGCAATGGTTCGATTTCCATTCACATTTAACCAAGAAACTAAACCGCTAGAAACTTGTGGTGCTGTACCTTCTGTAACATTCCATCTTCGGGTATTGAAATTGTTATCTTCAAAGGTATCACCTACAGTAATTGCATATGACGGTTTCGCATCATCAATAATGCGAGTAGCGTTATCACTTCCATTAAAATTAAGAGCTAGAACCGAATTAGAATCAGTTGTAATATCACTAGTACGAGATTCTGGTGTAAAGCTAGTCCCATCTGGATAACGACATAGATTTTTAGTAATATGTACTCGCGCAATTTTACCATTAAATCTAGCACCTGTTGTGCCGAGATGAACTTCGTATGTTCCACCAATAGTAAATGGTGCCGCTTGATTACCTATAACTGCGGATGATACAGAACTTGTACCCACTTGTATCCCATTCACATAACAACGCATTGTACCACCTTGGCGGGTTAATGCGACATGTGACCAAGTATCATCTGGAACACTTCCCACACTTGTGATATTGTATCCAAAAGAAGATGAATATATTAAACAAGATATTGTATTATTAGTTTCAACACGGAACGACCATGATTCTTGAGCAACAGTAGCCCCAGAACCTGCTGACATAATGTATCCAATTCCACCAGCGGCATTCGTTGGGTTTATCCAACATTCAGCAGTAAAGTCATCATCATCTACATCCCAATCAGATGAATCGGGAAGATCAACATAATCTGATCCATCAAGATTCAAAACTCTATCGACAATATTTGCATCATCATATAATCTAACTGTATGTTGACTATCACTTGAATCTGCAATACCTTCGGCACCCTCATAATTTAAGGCTAAAATAGTATATTCGTCAACTGTAAGTTCTGTTGGCAAATTGCTAGAAAAATCTGCTGTCCATCTAGCAATACCATGTGACATTGAAGTCAATCTATAATCAGCATAAATATGTGTATCAGTAAATCCTGTTCGTTTAAATCTTCCAATCTCAATTGCTGTTGCTCCTAATGAAGGGAAAGTAACTGCTGTAGTACTACTATCAACAATGACACCATCTCTAAATAATTTAAAATCATTACCAGAACGTGTAACCGCTACATGATATTCAGTACCTATAGTCCACGTTAATGCAACACTCTCCAGATTAATTTCAAATACATTACCACGTTCGACATAAAATGCCATTCTACCATCAGTTAACACGTAAAGATGCCATCTATTAGTTTCACCAATTTCAGCTTCAAAAATACCAGCTAAATCATCATTAAACCCAGTTTGTGGAGTAATGTATGTTTGCATTGTAAAATCGTTAGTAAAATTCGCATCAGACGTGGCATTAGTTTCTATACGTCCTGGATTACAAACTAATGTTCCATTACCATTTAATTGAGCACTATCATATGCAGTCATTATATGTCTTGAAGCATTTTCAGCCTCTAACCATAATGTCCACATATAATCGTTAAGTGATGGAGGTATTCCAGCATGCGCCTTAAAGAACGCAGGTGACCATCTAAATCTTCGTAATCCCATATTAATTTATTCCATATTTTGCTTGTAAGTATTGATTAACTCTTCTAAAATCTTTCTGATCTATTCTACCATTGTAAATGAGCATTGCCATTAAACCACCTGTCCAATTTCTACCAATTTCAAATGGACCAGCATTAAACGTTGATATATAATTAGTTGCGTCTACTGCTTCAATAAGCGTACCATTAACGTATAGTCTTAGTTCATTTGCAACTGAGTCAACTGCTACTGCGAAAACTGCTTTACCATTTGGTATATCATATATAATTTCTTTTGCTGGACCTTGGTATTGTAAAACAATATCAAGACCAACATCGTCATTTATGATAGATAGTCCAGTTCCACCACCTGCAGTATCGAGCATAGCAAGGATATATCTAAATCCTGCAGTATTTGTCTGAAAATCTATTGCCCCAAATACTGTATAATCTTCTTGTAGATCTATATTAATGTCAGTGAAGAATAATATATCTGATCCATCAAAGTCAACAGTTTCATTATCAATATCATATGATAAAGTTCCAGTATTAAGCACCATATCGTTAGTAGTATTACTTTGGTCTATGATACGTTCTACGTAATTAGCACTAAAATCATTCGCGGCACTGAAAGTTATTTCCTTTCCGTTTGAATCAACTACCGAAAAATTTGAAATTTCTGAAGTAGTTGTTCCACTACTATTACTAATCTCTTGGAAAAAATGACCAGTAACATTACCAGAGTTAGTTTCACTTCTTAGTGTTACCCAGCCTGCACCAATATTGTATTCACAATAAACCATATTGCTTGCATCTCTTCGTATTCTAAAATCTGCTTCCGTAACTGCAGTTACGAATGTGCTAGAACCACTTGGCGTTGTTGCGACAAAACCACCAGAACTTTCATTCCTTTCCATTACAAATGAACCGCCAACGAGACCAAGTGTGAATACTGCACTCCTAGCACTAGAACCTGCGGCAGTTTGATTCCAATGATATGATATGGTAAATACTGTATTACTAAATGAACTGCTTTCACCAGCTAACCACTGTCCAGTTGTTGTATCAGACATAGTTAGAACACCAGTTGATGTTAAAGTAGGAAATCCAGTAACACCACCAAATACCGATGTATATTTACGTTTATCTATCGCACTAGATCCTTCTTCACTAAATGATCCAATTTTGTAAGTAACTGTAGTTAAAGATTCTTCTGCAATACTACTAGATATTACTGAGTTAAAATTACATAAGGCTAATGTGTAGGCATCTGGTTCAATTATCACATCTCGTGGTATCACTCTCATAGTAGGTCTTCCATAACCTCTATCAGTACCAACAGAAAGATGAAGTCTTCCAATTTCACCATTCCAATAATTAGTATTACTTTGCGTTTTTCCGATACACAATTTAGAATTACCACCTGCAATATTAGAGAAATCGCCAGTTGAAGATGCAACTTTGATTCCATTAACATAAAGTGAGTTTTTACCATCTGCTGTACATGCGGCAAAATGAACCCATTCACCTACATAAGTTGCAAAGTCTGTAGTATCTGAAAGAATATGAGGTGTAGCATCAAACTGAAATTCTAGAACATGTTTTGCTCCGTCCCATGCAACTCTTATTATATTATAGTTTTCGTCAATGACGGTAAATGTATTTGTACCCAAAGCTCCAGTTAATTTAATCCATCCCTCAATGGCAAAATTACCCTCCATAGAACTTCCCCAGTCATTAATTTCTACAGCATCGGAAGTACTACGAGTTAAAACAAGAGACTTTTCAGTAGTGTCTATGTATGCACTGTTATTAACCGTAACATCGCGACCATTAGAACGTTCAGATTCAATCCAGACTTCCCAATCTACCGTATCCAATGAATAAGGAAAAGTTACGCCTTTCCCATTTCGTTGAACATTATATATTGTTCCGTTACGTTCAACGGTAATCGGAAGATTTAGATATCCACTCATTATACAAGGTCCTCATATGCTGCAATAATTTTTGTTCCAGAACTTCTAAGAACAAGTTCGATAAACGATCCTGAAGTAATTGTTGTACCTTCATCAGTTGGGCGAGCTCCAACCCAATACCACGTCGGATCAAACGAAGCACTAACAGAAGCAACAGTAGTTGCTGTGATAAGTGATGTTGCATATTTTGATTTACCTACTTCGGTATTAGCTGCAGTAAATGAAGTATCACCATCAAGTGTATATTCATATGCACCTGTTCCACTAAGATCAATAACTACTGCTCCTGATGTAGGTCCAAATTCTCCAAGCACTGTATCATTAAGAACTGAATCTAGATCCAATGGATCTAACCATTGTGGATCACCAGA